TCAACGCACTACGCGCAGGGCGGGTCGACCTTCGAAACCATCTCGGGTACGCAGAGGGTACGCAGGAGATTTACTCGAAGCCTCCGCGGCCGCATCGAGAGCGGCCGCAACGGTGTCGAGATCGTCCGCGAACAGGTGCCCGTAGCGGTCCAGGGTGAGGGTCGCAGTCTTGTGTCCGAGGAGCTGCTGGACGACCTTCACGTTGGCGCCGGCCGCGATCGCCAACGATGCTGCAGTGTGACGCAACTCGTGAGGGACGAGCCCGTCCAAACTGACCTTCTTGGCGGCGGTGTCGAATACCCATCGGAACTCTCCGAGTGGAAGCCATCCGCCCTTGTGGCTCGGGAAGACGAGATCGTCCGGATCGGATCCGTCAAGGCGATCGCGAAGTTCGTCGACGACAAACTTGGGGATGGGTACCGATCTCGCAGCATGATTCTTCGTCGGGCCCTCGACGAGTCCGACGCCGGTGACGCGCGTGACGGACGTTTGCACACGGATCCGGGATGTCTTCAGGTCGACGTTCTTCCCTCGTAGTGCGATCGCCTCGCCGTATCGCAACCCGCAGTATGCGAGCACGAGAACCATCGTGTGGAATCTGCCGCATTCGGCCGAAAGGCGTCGGATCTGTTCGTGCGACAAGTAACGCTTGTCCGGGTCCGCTTTGCGTGGCAATTCGATGTCCGATGCGGGATTGAAGGCCAGCCGTTTAGCGCGAATCGAGTAGCGGAGCACTTGGTCGAGAACTTGGTAGGCCTGGATGGTTCGCGAGGGCGAGAGTGGCTTGGTTCCGTCCTTCGTAACCTTGCCGGACTTGCTGAGCCCAGTCACCCAGATCTGCACATCCTCGTAAGTAATATCCGCCAGGGCCGTATCACCCCATCGGGGGAGGACCTGTGTATCGAGCAGTGATCGGTATCCGGCGATTGTTGTTGGGGCCTTTGTCGCCTTCGTGGCGTACCACTGCTCGGCGACGACGCTGAATGCGGTTGCTTTACGTTTCGGGTCTACCCAAGTCCCAGTCGCATGCTCGACGGTGAATTCCTCGACCCAGTCGTTGGCGTCAACCTTGCGGGCAAACCTTTTCGTATGTTCGTCCCCATGCGCGTCAACGTACCTACCTCGCCATCGCTTCCCCTTGCCATGCAGCTTTGTTTCCACCTTCTCCGTCTCGCCGTTGACTGTGACGGATTTCCACCAAAGATCCTCGACCCCGGCGCGGCGGTTTCGTTTAATGGCCATGGATAGTCCTTTGAGATTTTGTTGGATAAGAAGCTACCGAGAGCGATGGGCATTTCGCCGTTGCAATGATTGCCAGGCGTAGATCATTGGCGCGGTGACTCCGAGCTGAACTGCGAGAGTTGGGACGTGTGGCCCGTACATCCGTTCAGCCACTTCATAGTCGTAAGAATTAATCAGCAGTTTCGCTGCAAATTCATCAGCCTTGCGCTCCTGGCGGATAGCAATGATTGAACCGGGCTCGTCGTCGTGTTCGTGGCCGTAGTGCGCGTGCCCGAGTTCGTGGCCGAATGTATGTGCCTTTTGTCGAGACTGAAGTCGAGTACTGAGAACAATTCGCCGTTTGGAATGGATGTACCGTCCCCACTGGTGACCGGGTAGGAATCGCTCAACCACGGTAACCCCCATGGATTTTGCAGCGGTGTATAGCTGATCCATGGGTACCTATATGTCGTACTTCGACTCGTCGTCGTCCTCGCCTATGTCTTGGCCTGGCTCGTGCGCCACATAGGGGAGATCCAGGTCGTCTGCTTCGTCGTCAATATCTGACGGTTGATCTGGAGGAGTCAATCGAAATACATTGGCATCGTCCATGCCGGCAAGCGGTTCTGTCCCTCCGCCGCCAATAGGCGCGTCATACGCCCGAGAGCCGCCCTTCATCCGGCGGAGAACTTCGTCCATAAGTTGCTCATCTTCGGCACGTTCGAGGGCATCCTCGATTGAGACCTCAGCGATATCGCTGTCGACCAGTAGTCCATAGGCGACTAGACCAGGTACCGCGGACTCACCGTAGCCGCGCGCGATCTTCACGATCATCTCGGGAGTCAGTGCCGAATCTGCCAACTGTCGATTCAGGGTAGCTGGATGTACTCCCGCAGCCTTAGCGATTTTTCTACCCGAATCGCCTCTCGTAACTCGGCGTACCCACTGGTCAATGTCCGTCATGACTCAAGTATGAGACACACAGTGTCTCGAAGTCAAGACATTGTGAATCAAATCGTTGTTGCATGAGTGACACGTGTGTGATTCACTATGGATCGTAAGCAAGACACCGCCAGATAGGAGGCAGTTATGCAAGAGCTGGAAGCTCGGATGAAGCCCGGATTGTTGGATCGTCTAAAGCGGAACTCGGGCATCAATTCCGACTCTGCGTTCGCTGCGACGATCGGATCAAGTCGCGCCACGCTCGATGAGGTGCGCCGGGGGAGTCGAGCGCCATCAATGGGATTTGCAATTGGAGTCTGCAAGGCATTCGGCCTCGGCCTCGGCGAAGTTGTCGAATTTGATCGTGACGACATGAGGGCGTCGGCATGACTGCGGCCATCGCAGCCGTTCCGGACGGCGACGAATTCTGGCAAGCGACTCAGTGCCAAGCGGCTACGGGCGTTCCGAAGGGAACTTGGCTCTACTGGGCGCATATCGGAAAGGGTCCAGCAAGTTTCAAGCTTGGGCGCCGCAGGGTCTGGCGAAAGAGCGTAATTCTCGCCTGGATAGCAGAACAGGAAGCTGCAGCTTCATAAAAAGCCGCCATCTGCAGCAACAGATGACGGCCAACCGAATCCCAAGCAAAGGAATCTGATGACTGAGACTACCGCACAACCACTTACCCGTGAAGACATCACAGCGGCAGTGATCGCAGCACTCCGAACCAACACAGTAAATGTGGTTAACACCAAGTCCGAAAGACTGCGCAACATTGGAGAATCCGAACAAGCCGCGCGCGACCGCCATCCTGCCGGGAAGCGATTGACCAGCCCCTTTACCTGCGACAGCGCAAATGCCGACGCAGGTAAAGGAGCTGACGACTTACTTGTCGGCCTCGAGTGCAGCCTTGGCGTTGGCCTCCTCGAAGGAGTAAGGGAGGGGTTCTCCCCCAATCGACACTCCTCCAGGAAGCTTCGCGGAATCGAGGTAGACCTCAAACATCTCGCCGTTGAGTTGGACAATGTCGGTGGAGTCGTACCTGTATTGAACCGGAATCGACGGGTGCATCCAGATGATGTTTCGAGCGGGGTCTCCGTTGTCCTTGGTTCCGAAGAGAGCCAAATGGAAGCCCTTTCCGTCACGAAAGAGGCTGTCAGCGACCGCATTTATATAGGCAAGGGTCGAGTTGTCACTGTTGTACATGGATCCGTCATAGGCGAGCGTAGCCACGATTCTTCTCCTGCTGTTGATGGTTGTGGTGACCCAACTGTAGGAGACGGGCGCGTCGCCGGGGCTGCGTCGACAACCCCGGCGGCCGAGGCCGCGATCGCGTCGATCATCGAAGCGATCCGTGACGCACGTGTCGACGAGGTTGCAGCACTGCGCCTTCAGCGCGCTGCGGAGTCGAATCTCGCGGAGATGAACGACAACCTCGCATACGCAAAGAATCAAACCCGAACGGCCGAGCTGGCATTGCTCGACCACATCAACGGAGGTGCAGCATGAGCGACCTGAACCTCTTCAACCCCGACGAGTCCCCGTTCGACTCGATTCGGCAAGTCCATCCGGATGGATCGGAGTTCTGGTCGGCCCGCGATCTCATGCCGCTACTCGGGTATGAGAAGTGGGAACGGTTCGAGGACGCCATCGATCGGGCCGTTGACAGTATGCGAAACAGTGGGCAAGACCCCATGCGCAACGCTTCCCGGCGCCGGGAAGCGATCGCAAAGACCGCCCGCACAAACTGGCATCTCTCCCGCTTCGCTTGCTACCTCGTCGCAATGAACGGTGATCCCCGCAAGTCGGAGGTTGCCGCAGCCCAGGCGTATTTCGCGATCCGAACTCGTGAGGCGGAGACGGCGCCGGCCGCCGTCACGGAGCTCTCCCGTCTCGACATCCTCAAGTTGGCGATTGCCGCCGAGGAGGAGAAGGCGGAGCTGCAGTCTCAGGTCGCGGTGATGGCTCCGAAGGCTGACTACGTCGACACGTATGTCACCGACAACGATCTGATGAAGCTCCGCACGATCGCGGCGAACCTGAATGTCGGCGAGACGTGGTTGCGGGACAAGCTCGTCGAGAAGAACTGGATTTACTTCGAAGAGGACTCTCGGTGGTCACATTCGAAGCAGTGCAAGGAGGTTCGTAAACGGTACTCGGCGAGTTCCGAGAAGCGTGCGTACTTTCGGCCGGTCGAGGAGCATCGTGCCCCGCGGTTTCGGGGCGAGACGATGCACACGCTCAAAGTTACTCCGCGTGGAGCGACTGCCATTGCGAATGTTCTTCCGCGCTGGACGAAAGAGGCTGCAGCATGAACGAGTGCACCACTCCGAGCGGCGAACGGATCGCTGTCGGCCAGGTCTACCGCGATGCCCGTGAGGTCCATGTTCGGACCCTTCGCGTCGATGAGATAGACGTCGACCGATACGACCACGTCCGAGTGACGTGCACGGTCATCCGACAGGAAGACGGCGGCGAGGTAAAGGAGCCGATGCGGCCCACGACGATGGCGCCCTCACGCCTGGCGAGCCGCGCGTTTCAACTGCTCGAGGACATCAAGTGACGGCAGTCGTGGCGGTTCAGCGTCAGCGCGCGCTCGCCGCGATCGAGGTCTACGAGGCGGCCCTCGAGGAGTACGAGCTCCCGTCGGCTCCACGGTCAGAGGCTGACCGGATCGTCGCCGCCGACAGGGTGATCGCTGCTGCCGCTGGCCTCCGAGCTGCTATCCCGATGTAGCCCAACAACTCCGGTGGCGTCACCACTGTAGGACCGTGCCGGTCCAGATGGCCGGCAACCCGACGCCACCGGCCCAAACTTCCCGCACTCTCATTTCTCCTGCGAAGGACATTTTGTGATGACGCATACCCAAAACACGCCCAAAACGGCACCGGTGCAGCCTGAAACGTGCCCGGAATCGTCGCCGCTCGCAGTGCTCGGCCCAAGCGATCCGCTCGTCACTGCGCGAGCTTTCGACTGGCCCGGCGATTCCGACGTTGACCATGACGACGACCTCGACGCGCTCACCATCGAGAACGGAGCGGTCCGCTTCGCCGACGAGGTGGAGCCGGTTCTGGTCGACGGCAACACCTGGGCCGAATGGGGACTGGAGCCCGCGCCGAAGTCGTCCCGCCGCATCAAGGTTGCCGCGACTGTCATTCTGGCGGTGATCGCGATCCTGCTGGTCGCCGCTATGGCCTCGCTCGGCCCGATCGGTAGTGCAGCATGAGGCGCCCGACCGCGACTCAGCGCGCAGCCCGGATGGCGGAGCGGGTCCTCATCGAAGGTCGACTGGTTCACCCTCGCGCGAATCACGGCACCCTGTCCGCCTACAACAACTTCGGCTGCCGTTGCCTCGATTGCTCAGCGCGTGAACTCGAGCGAAAGAAACGAGCCAGGCAGCCGCGGCCGGACGGCGAGTGGACACGTTTGGATTCCATGCGCGTCGACGAATGGGCTCGATCCCATCCGAACCGCACTCCACTGCAGTGTGATCCGCATCTGTACGCGCTGCTTCACGACGCCGAGTCGGTGGCGGCATGAGCGACCACATTCACAACACCGAATGCACGAAGTCCGGTCAGCTCTGTTACGGCCGCGGCGTCCCATGCAAGAAGTCTCACCCGAGGCAGCCGGATATCACTTGCGCCAAGCTCGCCGGCCACGGCGTCGATCACGAGGGCTGGGGCAACGCAATGAAGCGAATCGAATGGACCACGGAGGCAACAGCATGAGCATCGAACTGATTCAAGTCGAAACCAAGCTCATTCGTCGTGCAGACGAGAGCAAAACTGTCACTGTCACAGGCGAATCCACAAGTAGTCCCTACTTTGCGGTCACTCCTTCGATTCGCCACGACGACGAGGGTGTGTACTTCGGGTGGGGTAAAAGCGTCACCCACATCCCGAGCGGACTCACTCTCCCCACCGGCGGCGCAGACCATCGCACGGTCGTCGACGCTGTGGCCGATCTGATCGATTGGTCCAGTGCGACACCACTAGCAGATCCTGCCAACAAGAAGCTCGTCATCGGCGTCGTCAGGAAACTGATCGAGGACGCAGACGAGGCGAACCCGTGGCCCGAATGGGCCGGAGATGCAACGAAGCCCGCACTGTCGCTCCTGGCGACCCAGCTCGACGACGGTATCGAAAACTACGAGAAGCGCAGGACTTCGCGCGACGAACTCGTAGGCGAGGTCGCTGCATTCGATGCGGCACTCGCGAGGAAGGTCGGTGGATACCTCGACGCCGGCCGAATCGGAATCCATGTCCAGACCTACGGCACAACATGGCTCCTTGCGGTCCTGATGCAACTCGATCCCGACTTCGCAGACCAAGCCGCTCGCGAACTTGTTTCAGCATGGGAAGACGGCGGCGTGCTTGACGAGCACATCTACGAGTGGCGCGACGCCATCGCGAATGGTCGGCAGCCCAGGCTGTACGGGATCACCTTCCCTTCGCCGTCGCTGGACCTCGGTGATCTGAAGTGACTGACCCGCTGCAAGATCCGGTCAACAGCCCGGACTGGTACGAGCAGGAGATCGGCGAGCAGGTCGATCACGCGTACGAGAGTCTCGTCGCGGATTGCGTCGAGAAGTTCCCAACTCGCGAGCCTGCGGCGTTCCCCGCGGTGCCGAGTTTCATCACTTGGGGGTGCGGGACGTGCGGTAAGTGGCGTTCAGCGCCGTGCGCACCGAGTTGCGTGTTCGGCGGCCAGAGCGATCCGACCGACTTCAAACGCGCTCGTGTCGAGCTGGAACGTCGCGAGGATGTCCGGACGGCGATGCAGGGGGAGTGGGAATGAAACTCTCGGAAGCCATCGAGAACGTCGGCAAGCGGGTGATCTACACGCACCCAGCAACTCTGGCGACCGAGCCCGGAATCATCCGCAGCGTTGACATTGCGAACCGCGGACTCGTGAACGTCCAGTACGGAGCCAATATCTGGGCCACTCATCACGACAACCTCACACTTGATCGGAGCAGAAGATGACCTCGCGTCTCGTGACGACGAAGGCCGTACCGGGCTCGCCGGAGTGGCTGAAGATAATCACTGCGTCCAAGATCCCGTCGATTCTTGGTATCTCGCGTTTCAAGTCGCAGTTCTCGCTGTGGCACGAGATGGCCGGCACCGTGACGTCGGAGCCAATCGGCAAAGCGCAGCAGGACGATTTCGATTACGGACATGCCGCGGAGCTGGCGGCCGCCGAGTACTGGCGATACAAGAATCCTGGATGGAAGCTCTCGCGAGGCGAGGTCCAGTACACCAATGACGCACTGGGATTCCCCAACGCCGCCACCGTCGATGCCCGTGGTTCACGCGGATCGAAGCGTCGTGGTGTGGAGAAGAAAACGGCGCGCGACCTCGCCGAGTGGGGCGACGACGGATCCGGTGAAGTGCCCGCTGACTACACCGCGCAGGTGATCTGGCAGCAGATCGTCACCGGCTGGCTCGACCCGTCGGACGTCGTCCTGTGGCCGCAGTACGGCAAGCCGAAGATCTACACGATCGCACACGATCCGGCCGTCGCGGAACTCATCCTCGACCGCGTCAGGGAATGGAATGCCAGCCTGGCCGCTGGGATTCCGCCTGAACTCGACGACTCGATCAGCACGTACGCGACGGTTCGGCGCCTGCATCCTGACATCGATGATCGAGAGGTTCAGCTCGATCCGGATCTCGCTCACGACTACCTGACCACTGTCGCCGAGGAGAAGGACGTCGCGAAGCGGCTGACGGGCGTCAAGTCCCGAGTGCTCGACGCGATGGCCGGGGCAAGGACCGCGAAGGCCGGTGGACTGCTGATCGCAACCCGCGGCCCGCACGGTAAGGGCATTGCACTCAAATCCAACACGAAGGCCGATCCGGCCGAAATCGAAAGGCCTGCAGCATGACAAACCAGATCGCAGTACGCGGCAACACGACCGATCTCGTTATCGACCCGACACAGTCGACGTTCACCGATGTGCAGGTGGCGGCTCTCCGCCAGCTCGGCGTCGAGGACGCACCGAAGGGTGACCTCGACCTGTTCTTTCACCAGGCGAAGCGCACCGGGCTGGATCCGTTTGCGAAGCAGATCTACATGCTCGGTCGCCGCACGAAGATCAAGGTGTGGAACGAGCGAGCGAAGCGTCAGGACGAAGAGTGGGTCATGAAGTACACGATCCAGACGGGGATCGACGGTTATCGGGTGACCGGTCATCGTCTGGCGCGTCTGGCTGGTGACGACATCGCGGTCGAGGGTCCGTTCTGGCGCGGCGCCGACGGTGGATGGGATGACGTCTGGCTGGATCCGAATCGTCCGCCGCTGGCAGCGAAGTACGTCGTCGTCAAGAACGGTGTGAAGTACTCGTCGGTCGCAATGTATGGCGAGTATGTGCAGACGTATTCGAAAGATGGCCAGCAGCATCCGAATTCGATGTGGGCGAAGATGCCGGCCAATCAGCTCGCGAAGTGTGCGGAGGCTGCGGCGTGGAAGAAGGCGTACCCGAACGACTTCTCGGGCATGGTCCTCGAGGACGCTGTGCAGGTGATCGAGGCCGAGTCGACGTCGGTGACGTCGGAACGTGTGCCGGCGCCGAAGGGCGGCACCGCCGGTTTGGCTGCCGCGCTCGGTGTGACGGCAGAGCCTGAGCAGCCCGCGATCGAAGCGCGTGCGACGTCAGATGAGCTGCAGGGGTTGCTCGCAGCGTTGGACAAGCACGGGATCGAAGTGTCGGAGCGGGCGGCATTCTTCGCCGGTCGACTCGAGAGGCCGCAGGGACAGGAACTCTCCGGGCTCGAGGATCTGACGAGCGCCGAGGTGGCGACCACGATCCAGTTTCTCGAAACCGGCGAAGAACCGGCCGAGTAAGTCCAACTGCAACAGGCTCGGGCCGTCTCTTCGGTGGCGGCCCGGGCGAGCAAGGTGAGAACTGAACCATGACGGCAGAGCCAGCGATCGAGTTCGAGGACGGGCAGCAGTCGGTCGATCGGTTCGTCTGGGAGGGCATCGTCCGACGTGTCAGCATGCCCTCGGGCGCGAAGTATCTGGCGCTGATGTTGGCGACGTTTTCGGACAGTGACGGGTCGCGAATTTATCCCGGCGTCGACCATTTGGGTCGGGTGCTGGAGGTGTCGAATCGGACGGTGATTCGGAACATGTCGTGGCTTCGGGAGAACGGTTTCGTGACTCGTTCGAAGAAGGGGAATCGGTACCAGAAGTTGGCGGACGAGTACCAATTGACGGTTCCGCCAGACGTTCTCGATCGGCTTGTTCTGGATCCTGATGGCGCAGAGTCTAAGTGACATGGGTGTCACCTAGAGATTGTTTCCACAGGCTGTGGATAGAGGTTCGAAATCCTGTGGATAACTACCGATTTCAAAAAACAGACCGAAAAGTCTAAGTGACATTTGGCGCAAGTCTAAGTGACATTTCGCAAAGTCTAAGTGACATTTCGAGCAAGTCTAAGTGACACCCATGTCACCCCACCATATTTACCAACCCATAAACACCAACCACATACCAATCCTTCTGGTTGCTCTAGGTGAGTACCTCACTTGTGGATGTGGATGAACGAAGGAAAATCGATGTCGGCATTGGGTACGAAAAAGCGCGACGTGTTCGCGGACGCAAAACGGAACTTCGACCACATGGTCACTGAGCACGAGATGACGATCCTTCGGGACGACGAGCTGTACCGGCACATCCGTTGCCGGCGCCCAGGGACGAGCCTCTGCGGCTGGGATCTGATCACCTGGCCCGGCCACCTCGTCGTCACCGGTGACGTGGAGAGCTTCCACTTCGCTCGCGAGGCGGACATGTTCGGATTCTTCGAAATGTGCGGCAACGAGCACGGCATCAACCCGGACTACTGGGGCGAGAAGATTCAGGGCAGCGCAAAATGGCGAACCCACTCGCCCGAGCTGTTCACCCAGCTCGTCGTCGAACACTTCTGGGAGCGCCGACGCAGCTACGAAGGCGACACCGCGGCGCTGTGGCGAGCGATCCGCGAGGACGTCCTGATCCACGCCGAGTACGCGGTTGCCGCACGGGATGCGTTGATGAGCTTCCAGCACTGGGACCGGCAGGCCGACACATTCGAGTTCTCCGACGCGTGGGAGTGGAGCTTCCTCGACGCCGACTGGCACTACCTGCGATCGCTGCACGCGATCGTCTGGGGCATTCGGAAGTACCGGGCAGCGAAGGCGCAATCGTGAGAACCGTCCTCGGGATCGATCCCGGAGCGCGCGCAACGGGGCTCTGCGTCCTCTCAGGCGACCAAATCGTCGCCCACCGGACAGTCACCTCAGAAGGGGAGATATTTCCCGCAGAACGGCGCTACGTCCTCGCAGTCCTCGAAGCTGGCGCGACGCTCCTGCAAATCCACGACGTCGACCTCGTCGCAGTCGAAACCATCACCCGACCCAGCTGGCACATGAAAGGCCGCGCCGCCGTCGACCCCACCGCACTGCTCGCCACCGCCGAAGTGCTCGGCGCAGTCCTCGGCGTCGACTGGCCCGTCAACGTTACCCAGATCCGACCGAACAAGAACGGCTCACAACCACTCGGCACCTACCCCGGCGAGCTCGTCTCACCCGGAGAACGACGGAAAGCTGGATGGGAAGCCCGAATCGGAGGCGGCCAACTCAGACACGCACGCAGCGCCTACGACGTCGCACGACTCGCAACCAAACTCGCCCGCAAATACGCACTTGCAGAGGAGAACTCATGAGCACCATTGAGTTGGAGCCGGACACCTTGTGGCGCAACGACTGCGGCGCGGAGATGCACGTGATCATGCCCGCCTACGAAACAATGCAAACCCTCGGTGAGATCTGGATTGCCCGACCGAAAAACGCATTGCATTCGGAGCGCTGGCTTGTCACCGCCCAGGGCATGGCAGACGCCGGATATGTGCAGGTGTCGTCGTGACCGCGCCTGATCCGGGGACCAATACCTACCTGGTCGAATCGTCCGCACTGATCGAGTGCCACGAATGTTCCTGCCATATCAGCCCACCTTGCCAAGAGTGCGTCGACTGCAAGGTCTGCAACCCCTGCTGGACCTGCGACGAGATCCACGACGGACCGCGAGATGACAACTGCGCAAACCCCGTAACCACATTGGAGACACCATGAGCGAGACCCGCAGGTTCAGCAAGAAGCCCGTCGTTATCGACGCGGTTCAGTTCGACGGAACATGGCCGAGCGTCAACGACTGGCTCACAGCTCTCGGGTACGACGAGGATGGAGACGGCACCGATGGCGGCCCGGCATGCCACATGGACGGCAACCGTCTCGTGATTCAAACCCTCGAAGGCGACATGACAGCACGGCCTGGCGATTGGATCATCCGTGGCGTTCAGGGTGAGTTTTATCCCTGCAAGCCAGACATTTTCGAGCAGACGTATCAGGACGCAGACAGTGAGTTCCCACTGATCGAAGTCCCCGGATACAAGTTCGGGAATCAGGCGTACTGCGCTGGATGCCTAGCGAGACTCGGTGAGGTGTCGTCGTGACCGCGCCTGATCCGGGGTTCGTCGACCCTCTTGACGATATCGACAAGGCGGCAATACGCAGGTTCGCAGCCGAAGAGCTCGTAGACCGCCACGGCATGACCCTCAAGCAAGCCGAAGCCATGCAAGACCGAATCCGCAAGCTCACCACACCTAGAACTTCTGAAGAGGAACATCAATGAGCACCGAGGCACTACATACAGTCACCATCACTGGCGATGAAGAGCACCCACGGATCGAATTCACCTGCCACGGTGGCACCGAGTCCGCTTGCCACAACTACCCCGGATGCGACTGCGAGAGCTGGGATGACGATCACCACCACCCGAAAGTCACGCACGAACTCTGCTGGATGCAGCACTGGTTCGACAACGACTGCATCAGCCCAATGGCCGAGCAGGGTGCTCTCGACGACTGCGAATACAAAGTCGGCATGAGCGGCCCGATCGGCACCGAGTTCTGCCGTGACTTCGTCGAGTGGGAATTCATACCAGACAAGCCTTCTGGGGAGCCGTTGTGAGTGGGATCCGATCACAGGCGACACCCGCGAGAGATGAGCTGGCAGAGACGATCCCGTATGACGAGATGCGGCGACTGTGCGGATTGTCCGACATTGAACACCTCGATCTGATGGCCGTCATTCGGGAGCATGGACTGAACCAGGCGATCAGCTTCATGCAGCTGACCGGCGCTTTCCAGCAGGAGGAGGACGGGCGAATTCAGTGGACCGCGCACCCGGTCACCGTTCTCTTCGCTCCGGAGGGTGCGGGATGAGCGCCTGGACGGATATGGGCGCCGGCGTGCATTGCGCACCATCGGGAGTGCTGTACGTCGACGGGGTGGAGGTTGGCACGGTTGACGAAATCCAATTCACGCCAGATGGGACCGAGGATTTCGGCGGCAAGACGGTTGACACCCGGATCTCGGGCACGTTCGCGATCTCGGTCGACTCATGGGAACTGCCCAGCGCACCCCCGAAGCGCCCACCTGACCCCGATCGTCCTTTCTGGGCGGTCCGACCGGATCGGATGAGACGCAACGCCATCAGGCCGACACGGAGAGTGAAATGACGGACACCGTTGTCGCACACTTCGACATGGTCGCTGCATGCGAATACGGGCCCTCTGGGTGGTGCACGAACGGCCGACACGAAAAGTGCGCCCACCGCATCGGCGGACCGCAAGAGGTCGGGGTCAGATCACCCGAGTGCTACGTGACGATCGGCAACAAACCCAACGGAAAGACCGCCGTTCCGGCCGGATGGCCAACAGTAATCCGGCCATCGCACATCTGGCACTGCCCATGCGAATGTCACAGTGCACCCGTCGACCACGAACCCAACGACTTGCTCGAACTTTTGGTAGTGGGCGGAGCATGAAAGCCATTGCGACACAAAGAGATTAGTTGAGTATGTCGATAGTATCGGGTAGAATTGGTCGGACGTGTCCGACGGCTTGAAAGCGGGGATCGCAATGGCCACATCAGCAATCAAGGGGGAACGATGAGCATGGATACTGCTAGCTTCCGCGCCTTCCTCGAATTTTTCGAAGCGCGGATCGCGGACGATGAAGCTATCGCAAGTGGCGCAGTCCGTTGGTCGCACGGGGCGGCAGAGTGGGCAGATGGCGGTGAACCGGATTTCATACATATCGCTCGGCATGATCCTGCTCGGGTGTTGCGTGAGGTAGCGGCCAAGCGGGGGATTGTCGCAAAGGCGCGGCAGGGCATGGTCAACATCCGAATATTTCCTGGACTCTGGGAGTCGATGCAGCTTCTCGCCGTGCCGTACGACGACCATCCCGACTATCGCGAGGAGTGGCGACCTTGAGCTTCGGCACTGAAGCGGACCACTTCTACCTTGATCGAATAGGGCAGCGGCAACTTGTCGAGATCCTGCGATCGGTGCCAACTCTCATGGCCGGTCTCGACGTAGCTGTTGGCAAGCAGGAGAAGTTCGGGTCCGGTGGACCTCGGGTTGGCCGAGTTGAGCAAGCGCAACCATTGCCGTTCAATCCGCGAGTATCCGACGCGGCAACAGCCTTGCATCACGAGCTGGCGACATGGGTGCGGTTCGTGTGTGAGCCGCGCGGGATCTGGTACTGGCCGGAAGGATGCACGCACTCGGCCAACTTCATCGGGCCGCTCCGCGAGTGGGAGAAGCGTGCGCCAGTTCATTTCTCGCCGCCGAACACCTTGGAGCTGGCGGATTGGCTCGACCGCAACGTCGCGGCACTTGCTCTCACGCCCGGTGGCGAGGAAGCGCTTGACGCTATCCGCAACGTCGTCATGGCTGGGTTTGCGACCCTGCGGCCGCCGCGAGAGGAAGTGATTCCGAATCTCGACGAGGATGCAGTGAACGAGGCGCGCGAGTACGAAATGCATCGGGACGCGATCGCGAAGGCCGCACGAGGATTGGGCGAGGAGTACGCGGGCTTGACGGCCGAGCGAGTGAACACGCTTCGCCGAGCAAAAAAGATCTTCGGCACGCGGTGCATCGTGGCAACTCGGGCGGAGCTATTCCGATTCGGCGATGTCCTCGACGCACATTTGGAACACAAGAGTCGAAGTCGCAGTAGGGAAGCGGCGTGAAACCTTAACCACGCCAGGTGTGTTAAGCTTCGCTCGCAAGGGCGTGAGAGGTATCCGAAAGGGTTAGTCTCACGCCCCTTCTGCATCCAGGGGTGCGTCTGGACGGTGGCCGACAAAACGCCCAGCAATCATCGCGCCTGCGGCACGGCGCACACAATGCGCGCAAACTTTCACTCAAGAGCAGTCGTTTTCAGCACTTCCGTGGTCTGCGCTTCCAATTTGACCTGGACAGGGATCCAGATCATGCGAACAGTAAAGTGAATGCAAAGAGTCCAATACAGGAGCATTCACATGACCGACCTCAGTCCCTCCGGCCGTGCCCATCTCCGAAAGAACGCGCAGATTTACGGCGACGAAGTGATGGTCGACGTACTCGATGCACTTGAGGCTGCACTCTTGGAACGAGACGAACTACGAGAAACTCTCATTAGCCGGGCATTGACCGAATCGGCCGCTGAACCGGCTCTCCAAAATCGCGGGGATCTTCAGCTATCGCGAAGTGTCACCCGAAACCCCGAATCTAGCGAAATGCTTAGATCTGGTAATAATGGCGTGTGAACACCCAGACCATCGCTGCAGCGAATCACGACCGAAAACTTCTCATTGCCGCAGCCCTCGTAACCGGGCACCCCACGCCGTTTCAAATCCTCTGCCAGCAAGATGAACCGACAGCAGCATGACCGAAGAGGAACTTCGCGCCGCGATCCGCGTCCGCGCCGAACAAGCAGTCGGCCCCGACATCGACGCTGGTTGGGTCGAACTGATCAACAACGTCATCCGCAACAAAGCTCCCGACACGAACTAGCGCCATGTCGTCCAGGGGCGCGCCTGGATCTGTCGACGCACCAGCCGCACATCACCGGCCGAGTGCTCCAGGAATCAACGCGCGCATGCGCTCACTCGCACTAAGTGGCGGGGCCGGCCATTCACCCAGAACACCAGCCCCGCCAGTCGCCACTCTAGGCCGCCTCACCCGCACCTTCTCGCTGCACGCCGCGCCGGACGCGTCCAGGTCACCGAGTTGCTGGCACGTCGGTCTCCGGAGCAACGCGGGCTGACAGCCAATCGAGCGAGCTGACTCCCCACGGAAGACTAAACACGTCGAGGTCAAGTGGTGCGGAGTGCTGTCGAGGGCTGAAGTATTCTCGATGGGTGAGGCGCTCGACGCGCATTTGGATGCACCGATTCGAGCCAGGAAGGCGAGGGGCATGAAGACGGGCAGCGATAGTCAACGCTGGATGATCCTGGAAAGGCCCAAGCCTGCCAAGGTTTTAAATGCCGAGGATTACTGGTTGTTCGCGCCGTCTCAACTGTCAGCTCGCTGTGCCTACTGGGTACGTCAGATCGAGCGCGGCTGGCTCCCAAATCGACGCATCGCACGCGAGGGTTATCACAACGGTGCTCATTGGTACGGCGTATACATCTGGGAGTACCTAAATGTTCTCGATCCGTTGATCACGCAGAAGCGGACTCAACTCGAATCGAGTAGCTGCAACGCCTAGCCGCACCTCCCGTGTGACGCTAGCGCTTTGGCGCGAGTAGTGGATGAAAGTCCGCCTCGCGCCTTTGTCGTCCAGGGGCGCGCCTGGATCTGTCGACGCACCAGCCGCACATCACCGGCCGAGTGCTCCAGGAATCAACGCCACAATCTTCCGCTCAGGTCAAAGTCGCCGATCCGGTTCTGCTCACGCGCCGGATATGGAATCCAAGCTCGCACCAAGACGGCCCCCGCCGTAGTGCGTTGCTGCCTGAGCGGGCTCAATCGTCCCCGCTGTCGTGGGGCACACGGTGATCCGGGGAGATCGGTAGCCGAACAACTGAATAGCCCCGGCCTGCAGGCGGGGCCTCAATGGTCGGTAGCTCTATTGGCAGAGCGCCGGGTCGCAGATCCGAAGGTTGCAGGTTCGAGTCCTGCCCGACCACCAATCGTTCATCCAAATCATCGGAGTCTGAAGTGACCATCCTGCGCAATCTGATTGCCGTCGTCTACATCATCCGATACGCACGTTCGTGGATCCGATGATCCTCGACTTGATCGAAGCGGTCCGAATTGTGTGGGCACTCATCGAGTTCTGGGTGATCTAGTGGTCCTTCGTTGCGCTCGGCGCCCTACTGCCGGGGCAGTGTTGCCGCGGTCCATTCGTTGCCATTGAACCATCGAACCCGAGACGGATCCTGCTGATCGGGGTACCAGCCCGCGGGCATGAATGTCCCCGTGGGGCGGTGGTGGATCGGCGCTGGTTTGACCACGAGTCCGCGGATCGCCAACACAACCCACGCAATCACGCCGCCTGTGACAGCAAGTGAGAGCAGCACGAAGATCGGGCCGCTTCCAGCCCAGTACAGGCCTGACGCCATCACGAGCAGGAACAGCAAGACGAGAACTGATGCAACTAGATTGGCGATCTTCAATCCCTTGCCATCATTCACGGTTCAGCTCACTTCTCTCGTCGGTGGATACATCGTGCCACTCGCCGAGCGCGTACATATCTAGATCCCAACCTGCGGAACGGTGGTGTGGTGGATGCCAAGGCTCAAGCTGATCCGCTGGGCAATCGAAGGTTTTGTGCGGATGTGGAGATCGTGAATGCGAAGTGGTCCGACTTCCCCGCCGAACAACCAAACATCGATCCCGGCCCGTATCGCTGCGCAGGGTGTGGCCGTTGGATTCCGTGCAGACACTGTGAGGAAGGTTCAACAATGACAGATGTAGTCGATGGACAGTCCCGGGCCGTGAGCACTTCGGATCTCCCGGAGTACTTCATTCCCCGGCGTGACACCGTCATGGCGCTGCGCCGCATGGAACGGATGCTTCGGATACTGCTGGCCCCCAACAAGACTGACCCCTACTTCCGGCGGGGCACCCCGCACTACGAGGAGGCCACCCGGATACTGGGGGCCAGTGCAGGATGGACGCTCGATGAATCAGTTCGACAGATCAGTCGACGTTGGCTGAAGGTCGATCGCTTCGTCCCGGATGCCGACGGCTGGCCACAACTCACCGCCGCCAATGACGGAACTCTCGTGACCGAGTCCGTCCGCGTCCGGATCCCTCGCGACTCGTGGCTCGCCCGCGGCTACTCCCATCGGCGACACCGCAAGGGTCTTCCCTCCGTCGCGTAGCCGACCCGACCGAAGGACCCAGAAGACGCGGGCCACGTCGACGGCAGGCTGTCACGGTCAATCGCCGCGGCGGCCGGCGCCGTGCCCATGTCGAACTCGGAAGTGAAAGGCGGGAACGCATGCCAACACTGGAAGACATGATCGTCGACGACTTCGTTCATCTCCGACGCGAGCGATGTCGAGCGAACAAACCAGCGGTCGCCGTTCTCACTGCGACCCTGAACGGTCGGCTCGGACTGCTGACCGGTGATGGGCAGGCCCACTGATGGCCTGGGAGCGCGGAGGCCACAGCCGCACCAGCACCGCAGCTCACCGACGCTGGGCCAGGCAGGTCAAAGCGCGTGACGGATACCGGTGTCAGAGGTGTGGGTATCAGGGCAGCGCGACGGCCCAACCGCATGACATCGAGGCCAATCACATCGTCAACACCAGGTCCGGGGGCACCGACACGCTCTCCAACGGAGAGGCGCTCTGCTTGCCTTGTCACGCCGCGGAAACTCAACGCGAGGCCCAGGCTGGACGAGCAAAGAACGGCCGCCTCCGACCAGCTGAGCCCCACCCGGGCCGACGCTGACGTGACCTCCGCGCCGCGACTCCGGCCCGCCCCGTGACCCCCTGGGGGGATGCCCCTACCCCCACCCCCACGGGCCCACGGTTGGCATAGCAGTCAAAAACATGCGTGCGCCGCTTCTGGTTTTTTGGAGCGAAGAGGAGGTCTGCGATGGTCAAGCCAAAAGCGCCGGCAGGCTTTCGCGCGGCAGGAAAAAAGCTCTGGTCCGGAATTTCCGGTGCATACGAGTTGCGTCCCGACGAGCTCCGGATTCTCGAAGATGCTTGTCGCGAGGCTGATCTGATCGACTCGATGGTCAAGTGGCTCGAAGACGACGACATCATGACGACCGGGTCGACCGGGCAGCCGGTAGTCAATCCGCTGGTGTCCGAAGTGCGTCAGCATCGGACTGTTCTCTCGTCGTTGATGCGGCAGCTGAAACTGCCCGACGACGGCAATGTCGAGAAGGAGGCGGGCGAGCGCTCAGCCTCCGCAAGGACCGCGGCGAACGCCCGGTGGTCCAGGCGTGGCGCGTAGTCGCGCGGCGACTCTGATCAAGTCTGCGGATTCCGAGTTCGCCGAGATCATTGCCTGGTACGAGGAGCAGCTCGACGACGCTACTCCGCCAACGGGGTTGTTATGGGAGCCGGTGAAGATCGGCCCGACGTGGCAATGGGACGAAAACGGCTGGGTGTTGCCCGATGCCAGTCTCGGATGGCGGGTCCTCGCCTGGTCAGGAAAGTGGCTCAGGGACAAGCGCGGTCAGCCATGGCAGTTCACTCCCGAGCAGACCCGTTTCATCCTCTGGTTCTTCGCGGTCGACGAGAACGGCGGATTCCTCTATCACTCGGCGGTCCTGCAGAGGCTGAAGGGTTGGGGCAAGGATCCGGTTGCGGCGTGCCTCGCGCTCGCAGCGTGTTTCGCCGAGGTGACGTTCGACCACTGGGACGGCGATCGTCCGATCGGTCGTGAGGAGCCGGCCGCGTGGGTGCAGATCGTCGCGGTCAATCAGGAGCAGACCAAGAACACGATGAAGCTCCTGCCGTCGTTGGTGCCGGCGGAAACCCGCCAGCATTACGGGATCCAGATCGGCAAGGTCAATCTCTACGGCCTCGGCGACACTCGGCAGATCGAAGCGGTGACCTCGTCGGCGATGGCGATCGAGGGTGGCCGGCCGACGCTGATCATTCGCGGCGAGACACAGAACTGGAATTCGTCGAACGGCGGCCACGAGATGGCGGGCGCTATCGAGGGCAACGCCGCGAAATCCGAAGACGGCACGGCTCGGATGCTGGACATCTGCAACGCCTTTCGTCCCAATGAGGGTTCGGTGGGGCAGGTCGTTCGCGAAGCATGGGAAGCGACCCAGGGCGAGGAATCGGAGTTTCAGGACTTCGGCCTGCTGTACGACTCACTGGAAGCGCCACCGAAAGCGCCACTCAGCGCCGAGGCGGCACCCGATGTAGTGCGCGCGATCGCAGGCGATTCGACCTGGCTCGACACCAAGCCACGTGGTCGCATCGTCAAATCGATCCTGAACACCGCGAACCCTCCTAGCGAGTCAAGGCGCAAGTGGTACAACCAGATCACGGCCGCCGAGGACGCCTGGGTGGTTCCTCAGGATTGGGACGCCAACGCTGATCCTCGTGTGCTCGAGCGTGGCGATCGCATTGTGATGTTCTTCGACGGATCGAAGTCCGATGACGCGACCGCCCTGGTCGGGTGCCGAATGTCGGACGGATACATCTTCCGGATCGGCATCTGGCAGCGCGGCCCGAAGGACAAGGACTGGATCGTCAATCGGGACGCGGTCGACGTCCGGGTTCACGAGACGTTCGCGAAGTACTCGGTCGTCGGCTTCTGGGCTGACCTTTCCGACGCTCGCGACGACGAAACAGGTGAGCGTTACTGGGAGCCGTACGCCGACGCCTGGGCTCAGAAGTATGCGCAGAAGCTACGCCTTCTCCCGGCGGTGAAGTCGGGAGACTCTGCGCACCTGATCAATTGGGACATGCGCTCACCGGCTCACATGAAGGTGTTCATCGAGCATGCCGAGCGATTCACCTCGGACGTGAAGAACGGCGCAATGGAGGGGAGTACGGGCGTGATCCCTCATGACGGAGACAAAATCTTGCAACAGCACGTGAAAAACGCGCGCCGGCGCCCCGCGCGTGGAATCGGCGTCGGTCTCGGCAAGGAACATCGCGAGTCGAAGAAAAAGATCGATGGCGCGGTCTGCGCGGTTGGCGCTCGAATGATGTGGCGCATTGCCATTCGCAGCGGAATCAAGGCGACATCGCGTTCGCGGAAGGCGGTCACCCTGTGATGAAAGGATTTTCGCAGCTATTCGGCGGGCGCGGCATCGCGGCTCTCTCGCTCCGGACTCTCACCCTCAGTGACGACGAGGAACGCCTCGTCGGCCAGCTGCGCGCGCAGATCCGAAAGTTCGCGGCTAAGAACCAGGTCAAGAACGACTTCTACGAGGCGAAGCAGAAAACGCGCCAGCTTGATATTTCGGTCCCTCCCGGCCTGAAGGACCTGAGCTTGGCACTCGGCTGGCCAGGGACGGTGGCGGACGTTCTCGAGGAGCGCGTCGACCTGCTCGGCTGGACGTCAGTGCAGGACCTCATGGGACTTGATGACATCTTCCGTGAGAACAGCCTCGACGTGGAATCCGGTCGGGCGCATCTGGACGCGCTGATTACCGGCACCGATTTCGTGACGGTGGGCCGCGGCGACACCAGTCAGGGTGAACCAGATGTCCTGATCACTGTGGAGTCCGCTTCTTCGGCAACGACTTTGCGGAACCATCGGACGCGTCGGGCGCTCGCGGGACTGTCACAGACTCGCGGAGAATCCGGCGTGGTGGAGATGGAGACGCTGTATCTGCCGAACTCGACTATCGGGTTTGCCCGCAACGAGCGCACGAAAAAGCTCGAGGTCATCTCTCGAGACGATCACAATGCGGGTCGGGTTTTCATGTCACGGATGGTCAATCGTGATCGAGCGTCGGATCTCGACGGCCGGTCGGAGATTACTCGCCCGGTCATGTACTACACCGATGCTGCGATTCGCACAATGCTGGGCGTGGAGATCAATCGCGAGTTCTATACGGCGCCTTCGCGATATGCGTTGGGCGCGGAGCCGGAGCAGTTCGGTGTCTCCGAAGACTCGTCGGCCAGCGAGAAGCGTCTCGCCGGTTGGACTGCGGCGATGGGTCGTTTCAATGTCATCCCGAGGACCGAGGATGGGCAAATGCCGTCGGTGGGCGAGTTCCACCCGGCGCCGCCAACCCCGTACATCGACCAAGTGAAGATGTACTCCCAGCTCATTTCCGCCGAGGCTGGGATCCCGCCGACCTACCTCGGTTTCTTTACTGACAATCCTGCGTCTGCGGACGCGATCAGGCAGCACGAGTATCGGCTCGTCAAGCGCGCGGAGCGTCGCCAAGGGACGTTCGGGCAATGCTGGCGGGAGATTGCATTCTTATCGCTACTCGCCCGTGACGGGAAGGTTGACGCGGACGCGTTCCGCAAGATCGGTGTTCGATGGCGTGACGCGTCGACTCCGACGCGCGCTGCGACGGCTGACGCCGGCCAAAAGCTCGTCGGCTCGGGGATTCTGCGTCCGGACTCGCCTGTCACGTACGACTACATGGGCTTCTCGGAACAGGACCAGCAACGTCTGGCCGAGGAGAAGCGACTGGCGATGGCAGCGGAGCTTCCCGACCTTCTACGCAAGGCTGCTGGTCAAGTTTCCAATCCTCAGGTGATCGAGTTGTCGAGTAGGCGCAATGCCAACGAGCCTGCTTGAGCGGAAGGAGATTCTGGGCCACCTGGACAGGCTGGCGATCAATGAGATCGTCAATGTCTGGGACACGGCGCAGGGTCTCCCTTCCGCAGAGTTTCGATCAGTGATGGTGAATTCGCTGCCCGCGGTGACCGATCCGTATGCCGCTGCTGCGTCGAATTTGGGCGCTGCTTGGTATGACGAGTCTGCGCCGAACTTGCCGTATCGCGCGAAGCCGTCGCCACTCCCGGCGATTGAGGGCTTGCTGTCTTCAGCCGATTGGGCAATGGGTGCTCGCGGCGCGGATGCGCTTGCCCGGTTGGCTGAGGTTGCCCAGAAAGCGATCTGGAGCGGCAATCGGCAGACGATTTTCGACAATGCGAAGGCAGAGCCTGGCGCACGTTACGAGCGGGTCGCCGAAGGGAAGTGTTGCGCGTTCTGCGCGATGCTCTGCACCCGCGGCGCTGTGTATCTCGAGTCGACGGTCGGGTTTCGCGCTCACGGCAATTGTCGCTGCGGCGCGCAAGAAGTGCGGCCAGGCAAGTCCTTCGCTCGGCCCGCCCATTACCAGCGGTTCGACGAGGCGTATGCCCAAGCGTCGCGAAATGCCACTGGCACGGACGCGATTCTCGCCGAGATGCGGATCATTCTCGGCTCTTCCTAATTCCTTCGGTGCCGCGTGGTGCTGACCAATCCTGCACGGGAGTAGTAAATGAGTAGTGAACAGTTGGAAATCCCTACAGCTGAGGCGTTGTCGCGATATGCGCGCGAGCTGAAGGAGGGGGGATTCTCGCAGCCGGTGATCGACCAGCTCGTGATTCACGCGTCCGAGCATCTCGTCCTGGGTCGCGCACGACGCGACGAGTGCGGACAGGAATCCGGCGCGCTGCGAGTGAAGGTGATCGCGAATGCATAACCCGAGAAAGTCTCTTCTTGTCGTTGCCCCGGCTGCTTTAGATCCTTTCGGCCAGTTCGGTAATCGCGCCGCTCGGCGTCATCCCCGACGAGATCCGAATGGGCACCCGAACGGCAACCCAAATCCGAATCCGAATCCGGAGCCTGAACCGAACCCGAACCCGAACCCTGAGCCCAATCCCGACGCGGCTGACTGGGCAAAGGCTTTCGAGGGCATGAAGCCGGCAGAGGTGAAGGCGCAGTTCGATCAGGCGAAGAACAATCGCGAGGCCGCGGAGAAGTGGAATCAGATTCAGAAGGCCTTCACAGGTGAAGGCGGCGACACGCCACCAGATCCCGCCCAGCTCGCCACCGACCTTTCTGCCGCGCGGGCAGGCGAGCGCGAAGCGAAGGTCGAGAACGCGATTCTGCTGCTCGCCCCCACCGCGGGGGTGAATCCCAACTCACTGATCGACTCCCGATCGTTCATGACCAGGATCGCCTCGCTCAACCTCGACCCCACGGCCACCGACTTCAACGAGAAGGTGACCGCAGAGATCAAGGCGGTTGCGGCGGCGCATCCGATCACGGGCATTCCCCGTGGCCCGCTGCCCAACCCGCAGCAAGGCAACCCCGGCCACCAGAAGACGGAATCGACCGTCTCGGCGGGGCGCGCGCGTTACAAGGAACGAAATCCCAAGTAGACCAACACATTCATAAGGAGGGATCCAGATGGATCTCAACATCAGGACCGAACGCTTCGGCCAGGATGACCAGTCCTGGCTGGCATCGGCACACGGCACCGACACGGCACGACCGGTAAACATCGACGTGTCGACGTTCACGGCCGGCACGCACTACCCCGAGGGTTACCTCAAGTCCGGCTTTCCGCTCAAGAAGGTCGGCAACCGATACGGGCTGCGGACCAACGCCGACACCGAACCGATCGAGGGGCACCTCTTCACCGCGGTGAAGATTCCCCCGGGCGCGACCATCGTGGTCGGTGCCCTCTTCTGGCACGGCGCCGTCCTGGCGGCGAAGTTGCCGTCCCCCGTCGACGCCGACGGTCAGGCAACTGCCCGCGACATCCGATACTTCTGAGGAGCCTGACTCATGGCACTGGTAATCAACAGCGACTTCATCACCCCGGCCGAACTCACGGGTTACATCCGCGAGGCGCTGGCCGATCAGGCAGTCAATGATCTGTCGCTGATCGACAATCTGCTTCCCGACACTCTCATTCCTGACGTGGACTTCCGGGCGAACATCACGCAGCACGGCCTGAAGCGGGCTGCGAAGTTCCGTAGCTGGGACACCGAGGCTCCGCTGTCGCCTCGCAAGGGTCTGACTCGAATTTCCGGTGAGCTGCCTCCACTTTCGGAGAAGAAGCGACTCGGTGAGTACGACCGTCTGCGGCTACGGAGGGCGAATTCGGCGATCCTGGACCTGATCCTCAAGGACGCCGTGGAGCTCGCGGACGCGATCCGTACCCGTCTGATCATCGCGAAGGCGCAGGCGCTCGTGACCGGCAAGGTCAGCCTTGCTCAGGACGGTCTCGAGATCGAGGCCGACTTCGACCGCAAGCCGGGGCATTCCATTACCGCGGCGACGTTGTGGTCCGGTGCTGCTGATCCGATCCTCGATCAGGAGTCCTGGTTCTCGGTGTTCAGGGTGTCGAACTCAGGCAATCCGGGTCGCGCGATCACTTCGCAGCGGGTCATTTCGACACTGATGCGCAATGAAGCGATCCGCAACGCAGTATCTCCTCCGGGGGCTGCTGTGCCGTCCATCGTCACACTCGAGGCGGTGCAGGCCCTGTTCACTTCGTTCGGACATCCGCGTTTCGAGATCTTCGACGCGCAGGTCGAGGACTACAACGGTGACGCCACCCGTTTGATCCCGGACGACTCGATTCTCTACGTCGGCGGATCGAGCATGACGTCGGCGAAGCTGGGCGAAACCCTCTGGGGCATCACCGCAGAGGCGATCGAACCCGACTACTCGATCGACGAGGACGAAGCTCCCGGCATCGTCGTCGGTTCGTATATCGACCAGGACCCGATCGCACGTTGGACGAAGGCTTCGGGAATCGGCTTGCCGATCCTGGGCAACTCCAACGCGACCATGATCGCCAAGGTTCTCTGATGGCGCGCCTGATCACCTCTGTGCATGTCGCGGACGAGTCGGGCGTCAGTCATGTGTTCGGGCCAAGCGATGCGGTTCCGTCCTGGGCTGCTGCCAGGATTACCAATCCCGCGGCTTGGGACGGCCCGCCACCCGAGCCTGAGGTCACGGAACCCGTCGTGGTCGAGACCGAGACGACAACCGAATCCGAGACCGTAACGGAAGAGGTCGCACCGGAAACCGCAAGCGCGCCGGCCACCGAAGAGGAGCTGACGCCCGACCTCGCAGCGGAATCCGTGTCTGAACCGGAAACGGTTAAGCCCGAGCCTGTAGCAGCGGCGCCCAAGCGTCGCGGTCGACCCGCCAAGGCTGCGACCAACAACTGAAAACTAGGAGGTGCCGATCCGATGGCATGGACAATTCCGAAGGATGTTCGCGACCGTTGGATCGGCCCTCCGACCGAGGCGACCGACGAGCAGATAGCGGTCAAGATCGCCGACGTGGAGGATGACATTCTTCGCGCAGATCCGAATATCGAGGACCGCATCACCGCCAACAAGCTGCCACTGATCCGAGTAAAGAAGGTCGTTGCCCGGATGCTGATCCGGCACCTTCAGAACCCCGAAGGTGTGCGCAGTGTCCAGCAGGGCGCCGGCCCGTTTCAGACGTCGACCACATACGGCGGCGCCGAGCCTGGCGCGCTCACACTGACTGATGACGATCGCGAAGAACTCGGTATCCCGAAGCGGAAGACGCGGGCGTTCTCCGTGGACATGACGCCTCCGGGTGCGTATCGATCGAGAACTCCTGACACGGAGTGGTTCTCGTGAAGCCCTTTCCTCGAGCTCACACGATCGGGATCCGTCGGTTCCAGCAGTCCGATGAACTCGACGCCGGCCGCAACCGGAAGAAATCATGGTCCGATCCGGAACCGACTCTCGTGTACGGCTACGGCTCACGTTCGGACTACGGCATGTCGGAGCCGAACCAGCCGAACCGAGACATGGTCATAGAAGGCCTCGTGGTGCTCGCACCGCCGGAGGTGACGATCAGCGCTCTCGATCGCGTAGTAATTCCCGGCTACGACCACGACTTCGAAGTCGACGGCGAGGACTCCGATTGGACGAAAGGCCCATTCGGATTCACGCCCGGCCGCTCAATCGCACTGAAGAAAGTGGAAAACTGATGAGCAAAGCTGACATCGTCTGGAATCCCCACGCGCTCGAGCAACTCCGTCGCAGCGCCGAGGTCATGGGTCATCTGCATCGAACGATGGAGAAAGTCCATGCCGCGGTCGGCGGGAACGCTGCCGGGTACACCCTCTCGTCCGTGCAGGGGCAGAAGCGGCCACAGGGCCGCGGATTCGTATCGGTTGCGGCAACCACCGCGCAGGCGAAGCGATCGGAAGCCAAGCACAACAACCTCATCCGCGCCGCGGGAGCGTCCAGTGGTTGAGGTCATCGAGTTCGACCCTGTCGAAGAAATCGTCACGAACTATCTCTACGACAAGCTCGGCGACAACACGGACGTTTCGACCCGCATCCCAGTGCCCCGGCCGAACAGGTTCGTCACAGCGCGCGCTGCAGGCGGTGGAGATCGCAACATCATCCTCTCCTCGAGGATGGTGATCTTCCAATGCTGGGACAATGACGAAGATCGCGCGCGCAAGCTCGCCGAGCGATCGTTCTCGATCCTCAAAGCAGCGCAGCGTGATTCGACCGAACCGAGGATCCGTCAGGTCACCACGATCGGTGTCCCGCAGTCGTTTCCAGATCCCGAATCCTCCATGCCGCGCTATCAGTTCACCCTGCAGTTCGACATCAGGGGACACATCACTTCGTAGGCCGTGCACCGCCATCTGCGGCACGGCCAACTCTGCCTGAAAGGGGCATCCCATGGCATCTTCTGCCGGCAACATCCTTACCTCCGAACCGCTCGCCAACGGCGTCGTGTTCCGTTCTCCGCTCGGCACTGCGGCGCCGGGTCCGGCTGGCTCCGCCCTTCCGCCCGCCTGGCTCGATCACGGCTATGTCGGCGAGGACGGCATGACAGAGTCGGAGACCCGAGACAAGACCGAGAAGAACGCCTTCGGTGGCGCGGTCGTCAAGGTACTTCAGACCAAGTACGGCTTGGTCTTCAAGTTCAAGTTCATGGAGTCCAAGAACGCGACCGTGCTCAAGACCGTTTTCGGTGAGAGCAACGTCGTGGTCTCCGGCAACGTGATCACGGTCAACAAGAACAAGAAGACGCTGCCACACTCCTCGTGGGTCCTCGACACAGTCGATGAGGACACGAACGTGCGGAACTACATTCCCGACGGCCAGCCGAGCTTGACCGGCGACCGTGTGTACGTGCACACCGACACGATCTCGTACGAAGTGGAAATCACCTCGTTCGAGAAGAACGGCAACAACGCGGTCATGACCATCAGTTCGGCTGATGGTTCCGTGACGAAGTTGTTCACGCTGCCTGGCGGTTCTACTGCGGGTACATGGAACGTGTACGTCGACGGCGAGACCACGGACGGCATCGCATTCAATCCGACGGCCGCAGCCGTGAGGACCGCGCTCGAGGCTCTCCCGACCGTCGGCGCCGGCAACGTGGAGGTGACCGGTTCCACCGGTGGTCCGTTCACGGTCGTGTTCAAGAACGGCGCCGGTCTCGTGACTGCGTCGGGATCCGGTCTCACTCCTCCCGGCGCTGTGACCGTCGCCGCGGTCTGACCGCGTTCTCCCGCCCCGTGAGGTGTCAACACCATTGGACCGGGCCTGCCCTTCACGGGGCGGGACACCAACAGGCCCGTCCGTCAAACGCTTTCACGTAGTCGACATTGTGCTATTTCATTTTCGAAAGGCTTGGTCCAACCATGGCTATCTTCCGCGTCACTCCTGCCCACGATCCTTCGATTCAGATCGAGTTCGAGATCCCGATCAAGGGGCGTCAGAATCCGCTCTTCTTCACGGTTCCGAAGATCCAGTACTTCCCGGTCGAAAAGTCCAAGGAGTTCTACGACTGGCTCTCGGGCAAGAACGAGCCGCAGCCGGAAGATGGAGAGCCGTTGGAGCCGGTCCGGCGGTCCGGCCGAGACATCGTCCTGAAGATGCTCAGCCTCCATGTGAGCGCCAAGGATTACGCGACCCTCGAGAAGCTCACCGACGGTGAGCTCGCCCAGATCGACACTCACTGGGAGAACGAGTCGAAGACGCCAGTGGGGGAATCCTCAGCCTCCTCGGATACCTAGAGGACGAGGAGGAGGTCGCCGAGGCGATCCAAGCTGATCTGCTCCCAATGGGTAGATCGCTGGATTTCCTCGGCACCGCGAATCTTTCATGGTGGGACCTCAAGTGCTACCTCAAGTACCCCCCACCAAACGGCGCGTATATGCGCCGCAAGAATCCTGATCTTCACTGGGATCTGCACGCACACTTGCTCGCTGGCATCTTCGACGGAATCCAGGGCGGCAACTGGCAGCGCGGCGGCAACTCGAAGGCCAAGCGCCCCGAGCCGATGCCACGCCCGGGCGTTACACCGCCCGAGGAGAGCAAGCCGAAAACGGTGCTACCAGTCTCTGAGCTTCGCAAGAGGCTCAAAGCAGACAACCGGGAAGAGGTTCCGCTCGCAATTGCCGACCGACCCGAGATCCTCGACGCCGAATCCAGCGAAACCTTCGACGACGAACTCAAACCAGGGACTCCGAAGCTCACCACGCAGCAAGTGTTGGCAGTGCGCGCGCTCGCCACGAGTGGATGCACCTACGCCGATCTTGCTGCCCTCTTCCACGTTTCACGGTCGACGATCGGCCGCATTGTGACACGCAAAACGTGGAAGCACCTCGATGACAACTGAATAACTGGAGGTGGCCCATGGCCGGTGGCATTGAACTCGCGACCATGTACGTCCCGATTGCCGCGCGCACCGATGGCATTCCGGCCGCAGTGTCGAAGTCTTTGTCCAAGGTTGTCCAGCAGGGCGAAAAGGCCGGCGACAGCATGGGCTCGAAGATGTCGGCAGCCATGGGGAAGACCCTCGTGGCGGGGGCCGCGGCTACGGGCGCCGCGGTATCGACGGCAATTGGTACGGCGCTGTACAAGGGCTTCGGCCGCCTCACTGCGATCGATAACGCCGAGGGCAAGCTCGAAGGGCTTGGGCACACGACTCTCGGTACCGCGAAGATCATGGATTCCGCCCTTGCCTCGGTGAAGGGCACATCCTTCGGTCTCGGTGAAGCTGCAACGATTTCAGCGTCGGCCGTCGCCGCCGGAATCAAGCCCGGCCAGGACCTGACGCGATATCTGTCACTGACTGCCGACGCGGCAACGATCGCCGGAACGTCCATCGAAGAGATGGGCGCGGTGATCAACAAGGTTCAAACCAAGGGCAAGGCATACACCCTTGATCTGAACCAGCTCGCGATCCGAGGTCTGCCGATCTACCAGTGGCTCGCCACCGAAATGGGCGTCACGCAAGAGGCCTTGTCGGACATGGTCGCCGAAGGCAAGGTCGACTCGGCGACCTACTTGGCTGCCATCGAGAAGAACATCGGCGGTGCCGCCACCGCTGGCAATACCGTGTCGGCGGCATGGGCGAACACGATGGCGGCGATGGGCCGCGTGGGCGCGGCAGCACTGAAGCCGACGTTCAGCCGCTCGGCGAATTGGCTCAAGGACGTTACGGCCGGAATCGACGTTGCTACGCCACTGGTCTCGAAATTTGCTGACACGCTTGATCATCGCGTGTTCAACCAAGGACTGCCGAAGCTGCAAAAGTTCGGCGAGGAAGGCAAGAAAGCGTTCGCGACGTTCCAGTCGGAGAACGGTGCGAAGATCGGCTCGGAGTGGGACCGCTTCACGAGCGTGTTCGATTCACTCGGCGACACAGCCGTGAAGGCCTGGCCCGCAGTCAAGGGCATCGTCGGATCGCTGGCGACAGCATCAGGCGCGCTCGGGGTTTCGTCGTGGACACTGCTGCTGTCGACTCTCGAACTCACAGCGCAGCTCGCGGACGGGGTGCTAGTTCCTGCCCTGAACACCTTGTCGAGCCTCATGGAGAACAACCAGGGTGTAGTCACCGCGCTGGCCGCAGCATTCTTCCTGTTCAAGACGGTGCCAGCGATCATGGCGCGCATCGCCCCATCGATGGCATCCCTGACGGCGCAGGCAGCCGCTGGCACGCAGCCGCTCAATGCCTACCAGCGAATGTGGCAGACGACCGGCAACACCGTCAACGGCGTCCGTGGTGCGTTCTCCCGGTTCAACGCTGATGTGCGAGTAAACGCCGCACAATATGGCGCTGCCAGTGGCTCGATGAGTCGTTTCAGCGGCACGATGCTCACCCTCAGCGATCGGACATCGAGCCTCATGGCCCGCATGACCGCCTCCAATACGGTGCTCGGTCAGATGGGTTCGGCGTATTCGAATGCGATGCCGAGACTTCGGGCGTACGCGGCGCAGGAGAAGGCCACGGCCGCGGCTATGCAGGCATCCGCATTGCAGGCAAAGGGTTACGCGTCGGTTCACCTCTTGGCCGGTCAGGCCGTTCACGGGACGACGTCGTTCATCTCGAGGATGGGCGCTGCAGCAGGCGGTGTCGGCGCCGCTGGCATTTCGGCAATGAGTTCGGCCACGCGTGGGCTGAGCCGTGGACTGAGTGCCGTTTCCGGCGCTATGGGTGGCCCGGTCGGATTAGCACTCATCGGCGGCATGGTCGCGTACTCCGGCATCAACGGCGAGATTCAGAAGTCGCAGCGCTTCCACGAAGCATTGACGATCGCCACCCAGGGGACAGCTGAGTCGCAGTTCGAGTTGGCCAAGGCGTTGCAGGCATCCGGCGGTGCCATGAGTGAGCAGGCCACCGACGCGCTCACGGCCAGGATCGAGGAGGCGCGCACAGCGCAGAAGACGCTGATTGCCAACGGCCCAGGGATCTGGGCCCAGGCCGGTGGCGCATGGCAGAACGCAGGTAACGCCATCTTCGGCACTGGGGATTCGTTCAACCAGCGCATGAAACAGGATCTCGCAGTTTCCGAGTCCGCGAAGATGGTTGAGGCGACCCTCAGCGATCTCGGTGTCACCAACAAGCAACTGGCAGGTGCCGTCTCAGGAACGAACGGCGAGTTCGGTTACCTGAACTCGAAGCTGGATCTGACCACCGAAGCTGGCATGGAGACCTCCATCTGGCTCGGGAATCAGCGGAGGCACTTCCAGCAGACCCGCGACGCAGTCAAGGAACTGACTCCGGGCTACTTGGAGATGTCCGAACTTCTGAAAACGATCGGTGATGAGGCTGCGACAGCCACGCAGAAGAGCGATGCAATGTATCGCTCGCTGCAGCTGATTGCGGGCATCAATCCGGATGAGAAGCAGGCCACGAACGACAACAACAAGTTGACTCGTGATCTGTTGCAGGCGGCGCCTATTGACCAGGCGAAGGGCGCGAGTTCCGAACTGCTGGACAACGGTCGTATTTCCACCTTGACCGAGAACGGTCAAGATCTCGAAGACACCAGCGTCAAGATCATCCAGAACGCAGTCCAGATGGCGAACGCCGGCAAGGACATTAACGAGATCTTCTCGAGCGTTCAGCAGCAGGTCGAAGGCACGAGCAAGTCGTTCGGGATCGAAATCGGCGACATGCGAAATGCGCTGGAGTATCTCGGCTACAACGAGCGTGCGATCCAGATACAGGTTGGACTTCAGGGCGCGGACGATGTGACCAAGGGGCTGGCCGAGGTCTGGTCTCAGATGATGCAGATCGAGCCCGGCAAGCCGAAGGTTTTGACGGTCGAGAAGGATTTCGACCCGAACATCCTGGCGGAACTGCGTCGCATGGGTGCTGACGTGACGGATTTGCCGAGTGGGCAGATCCGGATCGATATGGATGACAACGAATTTCAGATGAAGCTGAGCACGGCCATGGACAACATGGTCGCGTTCGACAATCTGAAGGCGTTGGCGGGCATCGATCTCGACGTCAAGCAGTTCGATTTCAATGCGGGCAGCGCTGATGCGTTCATGAAGTACCTCGACGAGCTCGAGGTGAAGCCGGGTGCCGATCTCGATATCGAGAAGCTCAAAGATCAGAAGAACATTGGTCTGCAGGAGTTGTTCGACCTGTCGAGCAAGGTGGCGGACCCAAAGGCGTTCATCGCCGGTATCGAGAAGTTTCTGACTGATGGCCGAGATGCGAAGGCTGCTCTCGACGCATTGAAAGACAAGACGGTCACCGTCCAGTTCAACCAGCTCTACACGGTTGCGCAGCAGAGCGGCGGTTGGTCGAACGACGCCATCAATGAGTTGTACCGCCAACAGGGATTACCTCAGGTCGCCGGCAGACACTTCGGTGGGCGACTTCCTCGAAATGCTGCTGGTGCACGACTTCCCACGACAGGGCCTGGCACCGATCGTGTCGACGGATTTCTGGGAATGGGCCGCGATGGGGTACCGACAACCTGGGTCGACAAGGGCGAGTGGATTGTCAACGGTCGTTCGTCGGAGAAGTGGGATTGGCTGCTGGGGATGATCAACCGCGATGACTCGCGGTTGAAGAATCTTCCACGCTTCGCCGAGGGTGGCCGCAACGGCATCGAGGCGGGACTCGCGGCTGGCCGATCCGTCGAGGGCAACAAGTACCTCTGGGGCGGGACAGGCCCGACGCAATTCGACTGCTCTGGATTTGTCGGCTGGTTGCAGCAGATCGTCATGGGCATCACCGGATCGGTGAAGCGTCTGTACACCACGTACGACTTCTTCAACGGACGTGGCGGTGTCGCGGGTCTGCAGGCCGGTTTGGGTCCTGCGGGCACTCAGTTCCAGGTCGGCATCTCGAAAGAGCACATGGCGGCGACCATCGCTGGTTTGTCGGCGGAATCGGGTGGTGCTCACGGAACATCGGGCATCGGCGGAAACCGTGCGAATGCGCAATCGTCACAGTTCCCGGTCAAGTTCCACCTGCCTAACGAACTCATCGACGGATGGGACAGCAAGTCAGGTGCGTATCTGCGTGGCGAGAAGCCGGTGGAATGGACCGAGAAGGATGCTCTTGCACTCGAATCCGCCCGTGTGGCGGTAATTCAGGCGCAGGAGGCTCGGGACAAGATCAACGCCAACGACAAGAAGTCGCAGGCCGATCGTGACCAGGCGGAGCTGAAGGTTCAGCAGGCCGAGCTCAAGGTTCGCGAGCTGGAGCAGAAGCGTGACGGCAAAAGTTCGATGTCGAACGATCCTGCTCCTGTTCTGACTGGCGAGATGGGTGAAGACGCAATTTCGGTGCGCAATGCCGAGATTGCTCTTCTCGACGCGCAGTTGGCTCGGGACAAGGTGTACAACGATCCCGAGTCGACCTCGCTCGAGAAGGAGAAGGCCGATATCTCGGTCTACTCGGCTCAGAATTCGCTCGCCGCGACTCGGAAGAAGGTCGAGGAAGACAAGGACAAGGACGCGAACGGCGATTTCTCGCTGAAGGATCGGCTCAAGAAGTACGGGTCCGACCTAGTGGGGATCGCGGTCGATTCGGCGCTCGAGATCTTCGGCGTCAATTCTCGTTGGCTGGATATTCCGCTTCCGGAGTTCAAGAAGCCGAAGCCGGGATCCACCCTGCCGGAGTCCTCGGCTGCGGAAGCTATGCGAGATCCGCTGGGTGACTTCGTGACGCGTTCGTTCCCTCAGAGCGAGATCGACGGGCAGCTGCCGGTCACGATCGGTGCGGGAAATTGGGTCGAGGATTGGCTCAAGACCTTGCCGATCAAGCTCTACGACCAGGGCGGAATGATCCCGCACGGCGGGTTGGCGTTGAACAAGTCAGGCGCTCCGGAGCCGGTGTTCACGGCGCCTGAGTTCGCGAATATCGCCAAGATCGCGAACTTGGACACGCTCGCCATCAATCCGAATGCCGGTGGTGGAAACGACTACTCGGTCAACATCAACAACCCGACATTCTCTGACGGCATGGCCGCGGTGCACAGCGCTCAGCGTGCCCAGGGTCGCCAGATGATGCGGCATGCAGGAAGGCCATTCGGATGATCGGTAAGGCTGGGAGGTCGCCATGGCATCGATGACGATCAACATCCACGGCACGGATGGAAGTTTCTGGCCTGTCCATGGCGAGGATGCCGGCACCGAAGGTGTGGACTTGGGAGTCGATCAGGTCAAGGGCTTGTTCGACTCCCCGGTCCGCACTTCGTGGGTGGCGGCGAACGCCGAGTCGGGCGGAACGATGAAGGGGATGTGGAACGACTGGCGAGATCTTGCGCTGGGGTTCCATGTTTCCGCGGATCGGGTTGCCGGCGGCGATCAGGAGGACATCGATTCGCGGTTCCGGCAGGCGTTCGACTATCGGGTCGATCAGTGGGACCACGATGCGAAATTGGCGTGCATCGAGGTCATTACGGACAACTCGACCCGGTTCCTCGACGTGCAGTTGTACGAGCAGCCTGACTTCGATCCGGGGATCGACCCCCTCGTTGTGGAGTATTCGAATCCGATCATTCCACTGCGGGCGGGTCAGCCGCACTACTACGAGGACGACTACGTCACGAAATGGTCGACCGGCAGTTCTTCGGGGTCCGGCGAGATCGAGGTCTGGAATCCGACGGATCAGCCGATGCGGCACAAGTGGATCGGCACTCGCGGGGACTGGATTCTTCCCGACGTGTCGTGGGAGGGGCCGCCGGGCAAACGTCGACCTGGCGTGTCGAAGTTGTCGGGCCGTAACGACGCGAACCGCTCCATCGTCATGCCGTCCATCGGTGCGCTCGAGGGTGGATTCACGGTCGACCTTGATCCGATGAAGTTGATGGTTCGTGATGCTGCGAATACGAACTTGCTGGGCCGGATGCCCGTTCCCGGGCGTTTTTTCGAGTACGTCATCCCACCGAAGACACAGAAGCAAACTCTGCGGGTTTCGGTGATGAACGCGCCGGCGGGCGGCGCGATGATCCAGCTGGTTCAGCCGCGGCGATGGTCGCGGCCTATCGGCATGCAATGACAGGAGGTGGCTGCCGGTGACGGTGATCGATCACGGACTGTCTCTCGAAGAGCAATGCGAAGCGATATGGGAAGCCACCCGGGCTGAAGAGCGGCGTGAGCAGAATCAGCGCCAGATCCCACCGGTTGCATTGCTGTGGGACGGCGAGATGCGACTGCAGCATCTGGTGCAGGCTGAGTACGGCGGTACCTTCGATCTGATCGAAGGGGACACCGGACCCGGGCAGTTGGAACATCCGCTCGATCATCCTGTGGGCGAGTGGCTCTGGGACGAGTGGGGCCGCATGCAGCGCGGCGAGAAACGTAACGTCAACATCACCGTCGAGTACACGGGCTCGCGGTGGGGCGGACTCCTCGAGTACGTCGAGTTGGACAAGCGAGACAACGGCGATCAAGTTGTCGTAGCGACGTTTTCGAGTGATTACGAACGGCTCAAGTGGTACACCGTCTGGTCCAACAGTTTCTTCAGCGAGCACTTTCAGGCGCCGCGCGTGTTCATCCTCCCGGGACCGATCCCGTGGGTGCTGTCCACGATGCTCGACCTCCAGTGCCACCGGGAACGAAACTCGACCTGGGCCATGCCGGACGATCCGATGGATCCGGCGAACCGCACCAACTTGGATCAATCCACCTGGTCGTTGGTTGTAAAGCCGATCAAGTTCATGGATTCGCTCAATTCCGGTGCGCTGTGGGGGATTGCAGGCTCACGCTTCAAGAACTTCCACGACATCGCGAAGACGATGATGCAGGACGGCGAAATCACTCCTGTCGTGCGCCGCTATCTACATGGCGATCCGCCTCCGTGGCCGGGTGCGAACCTGCGTCACGGGACGGTCGTGGTGTCGTTCGAAGATCGGTCCGGACGATTCACGGGAACGTCGCAGGGCGGCACTCGATTCGACGGGCTGAAAATGACCGTCGAGAAGTTCATCGGCGATTTCATCGAAAGCACGTCGCAACTGGTAACCGACACCACAATCCCGGCCGAGTACTACATTCCGGGCAGCAAGCGGACGAATAAGTCGTTGCCGCTTGCGGTGTGGCGCGACGGCGAAGAGACCGGGCTGGACAGGTATCGGTTCCGCAAGACTCCGTCGAAGGGCATACAAGTCGTCACGGGCGGTAGCTCAGCTCCAGGCGTCGACGAATTGATGTCGGCAACAGTGCAGATGCTGGGCGATCTGACCGCCATGATTCCCGGGGTGCCGCCCATGGGCGGCGTGGCGGACGCCGTGCTGAAACCGTTCTACATGGGGACCGTGCTCGCGTGGATGGTCGCACGGTTGGTAGCGCGGGCGAACAACCAGGGCTGGACGAGATACTTCGAGTACTTCCAGGACGGTGCGGGCAAGGCCTACACGATTTCCTCGCTGATGGTTCTCCGAGCGGGAATCTGGGCGACACGCTCCTACGAGTCGATCGAGTTCGGTGCCCGCGACGCTGCGCCCTTCCTGATCGGCGAGACCGGGCACGTATGGCTCGGCGACCGTGCAGGTTTCACGATGCAGAAGGACAAAACCGGTCGCATCTACATCGACCGGATCTCCAAGGTTGGGCTGTCCTGGTCACGTGAGCAGCCAGTCACACGCACCGTGACCATCGGCGACAGTCGCGCGCTGGAGGACCCCGTTCAGAAGGCATGGGAGCGCATCGAAGCGTTCGCCACCTCACTTCAACAGTTGGGAGTCTGACGATGGAACAGCAAGGGCTCGTTCGCGGCAAGACTTTCGACCAGTGGCCGGCATGGGAAGGGCAAGGTCTTCCTCTACGAGAGAACTGTGATCTCCGTAATCCGCGCCAGGCGTTCTTGTGGATGTTCACGGGGATGCCTGGCGTGGTCGGAGCTCCTTTGATGCTCGGAACTGAGTACTGGGAAATGCAGTCCTGGCGTATGTGGATCCTCGGAGCCAGGCCATCGGCGAAGCCGACACTCAAATACCAACCCCCCAAGAATGCCGTTGCCGATAGGTGGACTGCCCAGGGCGAGTGGGTGTCCATGGAGACCCCAGACCTCCCGCAGAGTTCCTGGACGGAAGTCGTTGCGCAGCTGCCGCAGTCCGATCGAGCCGAGCTCAAGCAGGTGGTGCTCGAAAAGATGGGATTCGAGGACGTTCCCGAACCCTCCGCTCCCGCCGGTCATTTGCAGGTCGGTGAATTGGCGTCGCGTCTCGACGTCGATGCCGACGAGATAGTCGAGCTTCTCGGAAGCCTCGGCCTGGACGTCGACCCCGATGCCTATGTCGGTCGCGAGATCGCCGATCGGCTCGTCGCACATCTGGGCCTCTAGAGCCCATTCACACCTAGATCCCGAAAGGGTATTCATGACAAGCACTTTCACGCGAGCGCAAGTCGACGCGACCCGCGCCTATATCTGGTCGAAGGACTGGCTCCCGTACGCCTACGGCGGATCCGGCAATCCTGGGGGTGACTGCAGCTGGTTCGCGTTCGCGGTCGCAGCACACGTTCAGGGCATGCAGGCCAACCGGCGGTACGGCTCCACCGAGAACTGCAACCGACCAGGCATTCTCGGCGCATCTGCCACCGGTGACGCCGCTCGACTCGGACTTATCCACGCTCGGAACAGGGCCGACGTGCCGCCGAACGCCCTGCTTAAGCTCGGCTTCATGCACGGCGGTGGCGGTTACAACTCTCACGTCGCCGGTACATTCGACGGCTTGAACTTCGAATCGCGCGGCATGTACATGGGCCGCTCTGGACATGTCGTCGCAGCATCCGCCAGGGCATGGAACGACCCGCTGTTCCATGACTTTTGGTACCTCGACGCCACTGTCGGCGTGGGCGATCCCGATGCGTTCCCGCTGCCCTCAGGCTGGTTCTATGGACCGCTTGACGGCCCCGAGGAATCAGTATCCGGAGAAGCAGGCGAACCGGCGTACCAGGTCGCCGGCATCAAACACATGCAAGCGAAGCTGGCCATCCCGCAGTCGGGGAAATGGCGAGATGCCCAGTCGGCGATCGCGGCGCTGCAGCGTACCGATCCGGCGCTGACGCCTGACGGAACTGTCGGACCCAAGACCTGGGCACTGATCATGCGCCTGGGCTCCACACCCGCACCGAATCCAGGAGGCGCCGTGTCACTCTCGTATGAACAGCACGCTGCCCTGCAATGGGGGCAGCCCGAACCAGTTCGGCAGATCTCCGAAGACGGACGCGCTTTCGTCAAGGTCCAGGAAGCCGAGATGTGGCCGCGCGCCGGTCTCGCCGACGTCTGGAACGAAACAGTCTGGGACGGATACAAGTCCCACGCCGATGGTGACGATCGCACCGGCTCGCTCGTCTTCTGGGTGCTCGAAGCTCACCGCGAGGCATTCGAGTCGAAGGCGCTGCTCGCATCACTCCAAGCCCGCTTCGCCTCGGGTGATGCCCGTCAACAGCCGTCACATGAGCAGGAAGGTTGAAACACATGAGTTACAACGACCCCAACACCTCTCAGGATGTTGAGAACCGATTCGCATTCCATCCGGCAACCACCGCCGAGAAACGCGGCGACCACACGTCGGTCCGAAACGCATGCAAGGAATTGGGTCACCAGTTCGACCACGACCTGCCTCCAAGTCGCGAGAAGGCTCTCGCACTCACGAAACTCGAAGAAGCGATGTTCTGGGCAAATGCTGCCATCGCTCGACAGAAGAAGGATTGAATCATGGCTGAATCCAACGGAACCCTCACTGTCGGCGCCGAACTCGTCGGGACGCACTCGATCGACACGAAAGCCTTCTGGCTGGACTTGCTCGATCGCACCGGCAAGACGTTCGTTCAGACGGTGCTCGTCTTCCTGGCGGGCGGCGCGACAATTGCCTCCGTCGCCTGGACCACAGCGCTGTCCTCGGCGGCACTCGCCGCCCTCGTCTCGTTCTTGATCGCACTCTCGACGTCGACGGCGATCACGTCCGGTAACTTCGCGATCGACCTTGCCGATCGAGTGGGCCGCACCTTCGTCAGTGCCCTCGTCGGCGCGATCCCGGCGACCGGAACGCTCTCGGACATCAATTGGCACGATGCCCTCACCCTTGCCGCCACAGCGGCGCTCATATCGGTACTGACGTCGCTGGCCTCAAGCAACTTCGGATCGACGAAGGGACTTCCTTCGCTCGCCCCTGTGCAGCCTGCGTTGATCGCAATCGAGGGGAACGACGACGAAGTGCTTCCTGCAATGCCCGCGAGCACAGGACTCATTGCGTCTGCCTTCGCATTCGATCTCGCCGACGCCGCCGACCGACCAGTCGTCGAGGTACAGAATGCACTCGATCAGATCTACGCACGCGGACATGCGGTGACCGCGGATCTCGACCTGATCGCCTCGTGGGGACTGCCGGTCTGGGAATGGTTCGCAGCTGAGAAGAAGTCCACGCTCGGATACACCAAGAACCATCAGGCAGTCTTCGTGATTTCCGATCTCGTGCGGGCGATCGAGCGAAACATCGGCTCGACGTCGAGCGCTGGCCGGCACCGCGCACCTTCCGACACGGAGCAGTGATCGATGCTGCTGGAATTACTGAGCCCGGAACGGATTTCAGCATTCGGCATCGCAGCGACCAGCATCCTCGCGGCATGGGTGAGTCGGCAGCAATCACAAGTTCGACAGTTGCAGGCCAAGGTCGCCGAACTCGAAGGCGGCCGCAAAGAGGATCGCAGGCTAATCCGGGTGTGCGTCCGGTTCGTCCGAGCGCAAGGCAACTACATCGTGATCCTCGCCGCGCTGCTGCGACAGCACGCTCCTCATGTCGAGATCCCGCCCGAGCCGACGATGCCGGATGAAGTGAAAGAGGAGGTGTGATCGTTGACCGCTCCTGACGGCTCCATCCCTGAAGGCTCCCTCGGGCGCGGTCTCTTCCGCGCTCGCCAGCTGGAGACCGAGGAGCAAGCCAAGGCGCGATTGACCAATGGCGCTCTAGGTAAGTGGCAAGGTGCGCAGAACGCGTTCAAACATGACGGCAAGTCGCTCGACGAGCAGCTTCAATTGATCACCGACCACTCGAAAACCATCGAAGAGATCCGTGAGGAGCTTGCTCAACTCACCATCTTCGGTAAGACGCGCACCTTTACAGGCAACGCAGACATCACGGCTTCACCCGGAACCATTGCATGGAATGTCATCATGATTGGCGCTGGCGGTGGTGGATCCAGTGGCCGATGGGATCTCGCCCCCGGCGGGCAGTTGGGTGGTGGCGGCGGAAGCGGTGGTGGAGAAAACCACTTCACCATTCCTGGCAGCATGCTTTTCAATGCTGACGGAACTCCGAAGGTCATTTCCATCAAGGTTGGATACCCAGGCGAAGGCGCTACGGCTACCGACAGCAATGGCAAACCTGGCGGCAGTTCCTGGGTTCTCGACCTGGAGGCTGGCGGCGGTATAGGCGGGCCCACTGCGGACTTCGCCTATCAAAGCAACTGGGACAGGGTTCCGGGTGGCACGGGGATGATTCCTGGCGGCTTCGGGAGCCTGGTCACGCAGGCCGCTGGAGCGCCGGCCAATGCTGGTTCGTCCGTTTCTCCGTATGAACTGCACGGCGGTGGTGGTGGCGGCGGACGCGGATTCACGACTTCCCCGTCGTACCCTTCAACTCAGGGCATGGGCGGGCAAGGCGGAATTTCCCCAGGCGGAACGACAGCGAATTCCCCAGGAAAGACCCCGTCTGAGCTTGTGCCGACTGGTGGCGGTGGCGGTGCTGGCGGTTCACGGAATGCCGGCTCTACTGCGGGCGCCGGGGCGTTCCCAGGTGGCGGAGGCGGTGGCGGCGGAAGTGGTAGCGGCCCAAGCAACTGGGGGCGTGGCGGTAACGGTGGCGCTGGCATCGTCCACATCATCGAGCGTTTCTCGTGAGGTACACGCAGATGGAAGTGTTCCGTACACCAGGAACTTTCGAATGGTCTCGACCTGATGGCTGCTACCAGGTCGACCTGATTCTGCGGGGAGCTGGCGGCGGCGGCAATCAGGCGGGCGGTGGCGGCGGAGGCGCGGCAGTGGATCGCTTCATGGTGTTTGCGCGGAACATCCCTGATGTCGTGGAGATTGTAGTCGGAGCGGGTGGCACGAATGGCCAGGATGGCGGAAGTTCTTCGTTCTGGGACGTTATCGCCAATGGCGGCTCCGGCGCTGACAATGGCGGGGCCGGCGGATTGGCGACCATGCGTGGTGGTGCTGGCGGGCTGAGCGGCACCGACGGAGTGTCGGTCACCTCGTCACCTATTCGCCTTCTCGCCGGTGGCGGTGGCGGTGCGGGCCTGGGGAAGCGTGGCGGTTCGTCTGGTCCTTTCACTGGCCCGGGGAAATCGCCAGCGTTCCTGTGGGAGACAAGTCAATCGGGTGGCGGCGGCAATCCTGGCCAGCCTGGCGGGTTTCCGGCTGGCGGCGGAGGTTGCGGTTTCGGCTCGGGCGCTGATGGTTGCGTGACGATTGTCGAATACATGTTGGGAGAGGACGAACAGTGAAGACTGCAACTTTGATTATTGAGGACGTTAAGGGCTATGCGGGTCCGGCGAATTGTTACCGGCTTTCGGAACCGTTGTTTCAGGCCGATCATGTGATTGTTTGGGCGCAGCCGTCTTTCGGGATGCAACTGCCGGAAGTTGTTGTGGTTCCGTCCACTTCGTCCGGTCGGGCGCGGAATATGGATCGCATGCCAGGTTCGTGCATGTTGCATCACGAAGCGAATTTGAATGATGCTGCCACGTTGGCACTGATGCTGGCCGGCGGTTACGAGATTGTGGTGCCCGATCCGGTGGTTGACGACAGTCCTGCCGAGATCGATGAGCCGACGACCTCCGAATCCGTTTCAGCGAAACCGATCCGCGCTCACGTCCTGGCGAAAGAACTTGAGACTTCATCCGCCGAACTGCTCGAAACGCTCGCCGATCATGGCCACGACATCACCAGCGCATCCGCCAACGTCCAACCCGACATCGCGGACATCATGCGCGACATCTACGGAAAGGGGAACTGATGGGCGACATCCGCACACCCACTCCGAAGTTCGCATTGAACCTCCCCACTGTCGGCGACTTCGTCTACTGGTATCGATTCGACGACGGCGCCGACTTCCCTGACGGGCACAAGCTCTACTTCCTTCTCGGAGATCCAGGCACCGCGCAAATCAAGTGGGAGTTCACCATTGTCGGCGGCACAGCGTCACTAAGGATCGAATCCGAAATCGTTGCGACCATTGCCGCAGGAACTAAATATTGGCTGATGTTTCAGGACACCACGGCTACGCCGACGGCTGAGCTGGAACTGCAGACTGGACAGGTGAAGAAGGTGAACAAATGATCCTCGTAGGCAGTGACGGCGAACGAATCACACTGGGGGAGGAAGAGTCCGGAGGCGGTGGGATCCTTGTCCCGTCGCCGGGTCCGCCCGGGAAGGATTCGACGGTTCCGGGTCCTGCAGGTAGGAGTGTCGACGGCATCACCGTGTCCGGTGGCAGCCTTGTCTTCGACATGTCGCAGGGACCGGACATCACCGTCGCCGTCCCTGCGATCGCCGACGCGAATGATGCGGCAGAGCGCGCAGAAGGGGCGGCGAAACTCGCGGTTGAGACAGCGGCTGGAATTCAAGACGTGGCCGAGGATGCCGCACAGGTGGCCGAGGATCGTCTGGCAGTCGAGTCCGCAGCCTCCGCAGTCGCGACAGACCGTCAGACCGTCACCGACGCCCTCGACGTGGTCGTGACAGCCAGGGGCGACGTCGACCAGATCAAGACGGAACTCCTGCAGGTCAAGGACAGCATCGAGAACACCGCCGACCTCGTCGATCAGACCCTCGAGCAGTACGGCGCGCAATTCGTCACCGAGCGCGAACTCTCGCAGCAAGCGGTCACCGACGCGACGCTGCAGGCGCAACGAGCGGAAGACGCAGCTGACGGCATCGTCGCGGGTGCGGTCCTGGACAACGCCGTCACGACGCCGAAGCTCGCCGACGAGGCTGTCACCAAGGAGAAGGCGTCTGCAGGTGTGCAGGCTTCGCTCGACAAGGCGGACACGTCGGTGCAGGAGGGCGACGCGCGTCTGACCGACGCCCGTCCTCCGACCGCTCACTCTCACACAGTTGCCGACGTTGCCGGACTACAGGGCGCGCTCGACGGCAAAGCCTCGACGACGCACACGCACTCCGAAGCTCAAGTCACCGGTCTGACAGCGAAACTCGCCACCAAAGCTGACCTCGACGGCGCGGGCAAGATCCTCGCCGCACAGATCCCAGCCGAAGCCCGCGCGTCATTTCGCGGTGTGACCTATTCAGAGGCGGGAATGATCGCTCTCGGTGGCGAGCGCGGTGACTGGTGCACACGTGGTGATCGAGGTACAGACTTCCGCCTGATCGCGAATCCGGCATCAGTGCCGACGAACTGGCTGGAAGCTACCTATCCCACCTCTCCGGTCTCTTCGGTGAACGGAAGAACAGGTGCGGTGGACACCTCCTCGGCCGACATCACAGATGCAACGACCGTGGGCCGGGCATCAATGCGGGCTGTCGACCAAGCAGCAGGTCGAGCTGCGATCGGAGCAGGAACGGGCAACTCGAACCTCGCGCTCGGTACGACGTCGGCGACCGCGAGGCGCGGTGACCTCGACCAGATTGTTACAGCACTGCCGACGACAGGCCAGATAACGGGCGCGATCTACCACGTGACGGAGTAGCCGATGTCTGCACACGCCTGGGACGGGAACTCGTACAAGAAAATCACGCAACGCGCCTATTGGACTGGCTCCGAATGGAAGAACATCACGTCGTCTCACCTCTGGACGGGGACAGAGTGGAAGCTTCTGTTCAGCTCCTTCACGCCCACCGGCATCATCCTCGGCGCCAACTTCCAGACATCTACAGTGACAACGGTGACCATCCCCGGAATGATCGCCAACCCAGGACTTCCCGGAACGGTTGTTCAGGGCAACGGCGTTGTCAGTGCAACGTCTGGCCCTGTCCGCATTGGGTTCACTGGGCACTTCACCACGACCTCCAACAACACCGCCTATCTCGGTATCTACAAGAACGGCACGTTGATTGGTACCGAGTCAGCAGGGTCTGTGAACTACAACGGCGCTCTTCAGCTGATGGGGATGGCCAACACAATCCTGGCCGTCGGCGATGTGTTGACCCTGGGATATCGGAATCAGTCCGGAGCTTTCGCTACGACCGTTGTGGCCAATCGGACGATGATGACCATCTCGGCGGAGGATCAGCCCGTAGCCATTGGCGGCACTGAGGTCGATCAGACTCCGCCCGTAGGTTGGTCCGACATTGCCTTTACGCCCAATCCTGGCACCATCATGGATGGCACTTCGTTCGTGGTTCAGAAGAGTCATCCGAGCGCCATCTTGACTGCCAATGTGAACTGCCGTTCGGATAATAAGTCTGCAATCCGGATCCTCGTGAACGGCAATGTGGTGAACACCAGTTCCGACATCGGTGGCTATGACGTTCGCGGCGGGACTGCGGTCAGCTACCCGCTGGCGGCCGGGGACAGAGTGAAGGTTCAGTACAACCGAATCAGCCAGTTTGGAACAACTATCTACGCGCGGAGTGGCTTCGCCATTCTGTAGTACAAAACACGCCCCGTCCTCATGTGAGAGTGGGGCGTGTTTGTCGTTTCTGGGCAGCATCACGCCGGCCGGAACCGCACGCGGTTCTGTACCTGGTAGGCGACGATGCCGCCCCAGACGATCCAAAGCGGCCAGGGGGCCGACAAGATCGCCAGGACTGCACCTGTGCTGATTGTTCCCAGGATGTCGTAGTTGCGTTTGAGCATCTCGGTCTCCCTTGCTGTGTTGTCTTCTATGATGGACCCTTGAGGGGGATCGGGGAGCCTCCAACTCTCCGATCCCGTCTCAGGTCAGCGTTTCCGCTTCCGGTGTTTGCCTCGCTTCCTCGGCTCCCGATTCTGGATTGCCATCCAGATGTTCACAATCAGTGTTGCAATTGCGACGATCAGGGCGATTCGGCTTTCAGCCACTCACTCACCTCCTCTCTACTGTTGTACCTAAACCATAGCACCCTTAAGGATGGTTTGCAGAATGTGAAAAGTGTTTATTTCTCTATCCGGAGAGATTTCTCGACCATCTTTAAGGGTGCTAATATGGGGGATACTCGAACCAAGGAGGAGCCGTGATCCGCTTCATGTCGCGCGGCGAAATAGCCGACTACCTCGGCGTCACACTCGCTACCGTCAAGCAGTACAAGACATTTCCACCGCCCGACGCGATGATCGGCCGCAACCAAGGCTGGACGAAAGAAACAGTCGACGAGTGGGTCAAGTCCCGCAAGGCGTAGCTGCGTAACTCAGCCCCCATCTCCTGGTAAGGAAGGGGCTTTCGTCGTTCTTGTGGGGACCCGGCCTGGCCAGATGCAGCCGGGTCCCGTCGAACGCCACCCGCGTTGAGCACACAACGCGAATGACCAACCACATGCCGGATCCGACCCCTCGATTGAATCCGACCTCTCGAACGTATTTGGCAAGCATTAGGCAAACACTGGAATCGGACAGAAATCCACCAAACGAACGAAGGCGGTCCCCAACCTCGTGGGGAGGATGGAGACCGCTCTCAGGCTTGTAGGGGAGGGCCCACCCCCGGCGAGTGGACAGCCGGAGGGCAGGCCTTGCGCTGAACTGACCCACTCCGAATCGCCGCAGCAAAGGAATTATATCCGCTTCTGGAACGCTGTAAACACATCGGCTGGCGGGGCCGAGCTGGTCTTCTCTTACCCTCCCGACGCCGCGCGATGCAGCGTAGGTGGGGGTCCCGACAGCCTTCGAGAATGACACCGCATCAAACCTTCGAGGTTGGTTCCTCCTGTTGCTGGGTCGGCCCGCCAGTGGTGATGAGTGTCGGCTCGCCGGCGGGCCGTGCGCGTCATTCACGGATACATCGCGGACGCGCAGTCCAAGGAGCTGATCGATAGTCAGCTTCGGAAAGTTAGCACGCGCAGACGGCTGAGAGTGGATTGCGGGAGCGAATGGCTAACCGCCAAGCGCCCCCATTTGTGTGCCTGTCGAACTGGTAAGGGAGATCGACAGGCACTGAGGAAGCTGCCCCTCTCAATACCGACCAGCAACTGCCCTCAGTATCGAAAGTACGCGCGCATGAGCGCCGGAGCACATTCCGTACTAGTAACTTTTGTCATGTCGCCAAACGGGCGACCCGCCTCCCGGTGATTGACCAACCGATTGGCGGGCGCCCGGTCACGGTTCAACCCCGAAACCTTCAACCGCAGCAAGGTATACCCGGACGCGCCTGAAATTAACGCGCACAACAGTTTCCACAATTCATGCACAGCATCTGGGGATGAATCGGGCGCAACGGTTCGGCTGAGACTGACCCGCACGCGGATGCCTGCAATAAGTCAGTTTGCGGGACCGGGTTGATCTTCCCTTACCTTGCTGAGGCCGTGCGACGGACTGCCGGTGCGGTTGAGAGAAGGACCTCAGCGCACGGATCGGTGCCCCAGAGGTACGCCGAAGGGCTGAGTCGTGGCCGCCGAACTGAGTGATCGGGTCACGAAGGCAGCGAAGAGGACTCCTGCTACGAGGCGCAGTGCTGTCCGTTTCACGACATCTCCGCTTCGAGGTTCATTGGATGCTTCGGCTGCCCCGTCGCAGATAGTTGCCGAGGGTAACTAGGTCCGGGGTTTTTCATTTCGTAACAGGGCAACCCTGACGGCCACACAAGATAGGGGACCGTCAGGGCTGGTACACGAACAACAGTAGCGTTGCGCGTTTACATCTCGACGATACCTGCAACGGTAGCCGCATCGTAACTTCGGGGTCTTCTCATCTCTGACTTCACACTCTGCCGCAATTAGGCGGGGCGGGTGAAGCGTGAGTTCACAGTGGCAATCTGAGAAGAAGTCGAGAGCGGCTCTCGGATTGGAATGACATCCGCAGGACAGGAGTTTCGGTGATCTTGCTGCAGTCTCAGCCGTTCGGCCGGCAAGATCCATGGGCCGTCGTACACCATGCTGCCGCAGCGTCGACATTGCGTGCAGTAGGCACCGTTCTTCATCAGCTAGTACAACTTTCGCTGCCAGGGGCCCGACCCGGGAAGAATTTTAGTAGGTCCAGTCGAAGCGAGGCAGCCCACCTCCGGGGAATGACGCCTGGCAGGTGGGCCGATGCGGCTGACCGTGTTGCCGACATCGAAAAGGCGCAAGTTAGCAGTGCCACTCAATGGAATCGCTAAACCGAAATCGAATCAGGAATTGGCCAAGACTGAGGCTTTTGACGAAAGGGGCCACCAGCGGGTGTGTGATTAGCACGCTGGCGGCCCCGGGGGCGCGCCGAGAACCGAGGCGGAAGCGGCGCACCGTTTGTGGTGCCCTGCCGGCTGTCTGGGGGATCGCGTCGGCAGGGCTACGCCATACTCGAAGTTTGGGGGTTCGAGCGATGCCGCCGAGGAAAATCTACGGATCCGAGGGTTCCGATACCAGTCTTCGCCGAGTCACAGATACTTGAGTGTTGAACTATCCCCAATTCATGCACAGTACATGGCGATAACTGATCCGAGCGCAAAACTCTCGAACTGTTTCGCTGCGCGAACATTCTGAAATTCCGTGGGAAAATAACGCCCATGGCTTCAGGATTCGCAGCTTGGGTTCGAGACCAGATCGTGGCCCGCGGCTATGAAAGTCCAGAGGAAGCAGCTCGGGCGCTCGGTGTGTATCCATCCCAGATGCGTCAGTGGACAAGGATCGCTCGGTCCCCAACGCCGCAGGTACTGCGTCGCGTCGCAGCGTTGTTCGATGCGCCGGTGCAGGAGGTGTTGATAGCCGCCGGGTTCATGACTGAAGACGAAAACGTGCCGTTGTCGCCGACACGAATGTCGTTGCAGCAATTGTCGAACAAGCAGATTCTCGACGAGATTCGACGCCGGACTGTGGGGGACGCGGGAGGGCCGCCGATTCCTGTGCGCGTAAACGGAGTTCTTCATACTCCAGATGGCCCGCCCACAGCGTTCGTCAGTAACACCTAGGCGGGCCGTGCACGTCGAGCCGGCAAAGGCGAACGTGCACGATCGATACTACTGATCGAGAATGGGGCCGAATTCACGATTGGTAGTTGCCTACGGTTCTCAAGTGCCAAGCAGGCGCCTCGCCCGCGTGTCCATAGTGCCTATGGCTCAACTGGCAGCGCGAGCGTTTGGTGAGGCCCACCCCCGGCGAGTGCACAGCCGGAGGGCAGGCCGCGCGCGGCCGAGCTGACCACTCAGAATCGCCGCAGCAATGAAATGATATCCAATTTCCACGTTCAAAATGCCAGATTGCGGGCTCGAGCTGGTCTTCCCTTACCTTCCCGACCCCGCGCGGCAGACTATAAGCGCCGCAACCGACAACTACGCGTCCGGATCTTCGTCCATGGTTCCAATGCGGACGTGGAATGTGACGAGCGCTCCGGCTGAGATAAGGAATGCCTTCTCGGATCCGTCGATCGTCGCGCGAACCAGGCCTGTTCCTCGTCCGTTAATGATGGTCTCGACGTCCGACATCAGGCGCTTGACTTCGGCGACGGGAAGTTCGTAGCCGTCTGAGCCGTATTGGAATACGGCCTGATTCGTATCTGGGTTGTGATCAGCGTGCCGGTGCTTCACGGCTATCTAGTCTGCCAACGGCGGCGAACTTGGCAAATGGTGACCAAACCGGATCGCGGCTGCCGGGCCGGCCCGGTTGGGCCATGCGTGCCGTTGGCTTTGGTGTGAATTCTAGCCAATCGTGCGTTTGAATTATGTTGGGGTGCAACATAATTAAGTGCCTTAGTGGTAAGATCGGGACAGATGGTACCGTTCGGGCGGTATTGGTGTAGCGTGACTTATCGAACATATATTCGAAGGTGGTGGATCGTCGTGGCCGACAAGTCGTCGATCGAGTGGACCGAGGCAACATGGAATCCGGTGACGGGTTGCGATCGAGTGTCCGCTGGATGCGACAACTGCTACGCGCTAACGCTCTCCAAGCGGCTCAAGGCGATGGGTGCGGCGAAGTATCAAAATGATGGGAATCCCGTAACCTCAGGCCCTGGCTTCGGTGTGACAATCCACCCATCGGCGCTGGACCAACCACGGAAGTGGCGCAACCCCCGCGTTGTCTTCGTGAACTCGATGAGCGACCTCTTCCATGCCAAGGTGCCGATCGGTTTTGTGCGAGACGTCTTCGATGTCATGCGGGAAACTCCACAACACACGTATCAGATCCTGACGAAGCGATCGCTCCGACTGAGTCGGATGGCAGACAAGATCGATTGGCCCGAGAACGTATGGATGGGCGTATCAGTCGAGAACTCCGATCACCTCGATCGGGTGAATCACTTACGTGATGTGCCTGCCACGGTCCGGTTCCTATCGTGTGAACCGCTCTTGGGTTCACTGAAAGGGATCGATCTCTCCGGCATCGGGTGGGTCATCGCCGGCGGTGAATCTGGGCCGCACTACCGGCCGATGGAATTGTCCTGGGCACGGGACATTCGCGATGCCTGCAGATCGGATGATGTGCCGTTTTTCTTCAAGCAGTGGGGCGGCCGAACACCAAAGGCGCTCGGCCGCGAGCTCGACGGAAAACTCTGGGACGAAATGCCTGCGGCGATCTAGCAGCGTTCGACGACAATCGCTTCGGTTCGCTGACCTGCACCGGTACTCGGGGTTAACCCCTGCTCGTTCAGGTACCTGACAGATCGTCGCACAACCTTTTCGCCGACCGACCCGAAATAATCGCCGAGGACGTCGATTGCATGATCTCCCACCACTATTCGATCGTGGGATTCCAGAAGCTTTGTGATGTTGGCAGCGATTGCGATGTAGGCCGTGTTCTCGACGTCGTCGAGGGTGGGCCTTCTCGGCGGTTCCCATAGTCCGAGTTGTCCGTTCCCGGCATTCTCTTCAACGGCATCGTTACGTTGCCACCACTCTTCGACGCTCTTCGCCGTTGCATTACTGAAGTTCCAGAATCCCCGGTGATTCCGAGTTGCGAATACGAGGTAATAGATTGGCTTGTGGGTCGGCGCCCGCCGAACCGGTACTGCCGAAATGACCATGTCGGTAGACCTGCTCAGCCGGGAGCAGTATTCGTCAAGAATGAGTTCATCAACCCCCTCGCTGTAGCCGTCCAGGTAAAACTGTTGCCACCAGTCACCGCCCAGCGCTCCGTCCAGGCGTTGCAACGTCGAACGTGGTGCGGCGTTGGCGGCAAGCGCTCCTCCTATTCGGCGTACCGCCTCAAGGCTGAAGTTCAGCAGAACCTCTGTTGGTGGCCAGTCATTCCGACGCGGTCGATTCAGCGATTCGACAACAGTCTCGAATGGTAGGCCGATTCCGCAGGGGTCAAGAAACATAAATAGAGAAGACTCTTCGGCCAGGCTGAGCACGTCGTCGAGGCCTGACAGCACATCCCCGAGCGTCGCCTCAGCGTCTACCCCGGCGGCTCTAGCCTCGGCCACATGCTTTGCTAGGTGGGCGTAGTTGTCTTTATCTTTTTCGTAGAACCGCAGCGCGTAGATCGTTCCATCTAAGGCAAGGCGCTCGCGGGCAAAGTTAATTACCAGTCCGGCGGAACCGGGCGTTCCATCAGCATGGAAACCGCGACCTGCATACCCGTCGAGATGCACCGCGAACCCCTTGGGCTTAGAGGTTCTGGCTAAGTACAGTGGCAAGTAGCGGCGCAGAATTCCATGTTTGATTACACCGGGTAGGCGCGCATCTTCCCAGTACTTATCGCCGGCACCAATTGCCATGGATCGACCTCTCGCTATCGATGTCCCTGTCGCTCTTCGGTTCCGGAATCATTGCATGCCGCAATGCCGCAGCATCACCCGAACCGTACTTACCGGTCTGTGTCGAATGGGAACCGCGGAGAACCGCCAATATCTTTGGCAGGAGAGAGACTTCCGATTGGATTGTCGCTCCACCAGGCTGGGTTGCTAATTCGGCGCCATAGATCCGCCGGGCAGGCACTCTGCGGCGTAGTCCAGAGAGCCGTCTGAATAGATGCCTGTACCTGGCTGGTACTCATGCCAATCGCCACACCCGACCAAGGTTGCCCCGCTTGTTCCCGTATCTCGGCCGAATGAGTCCTGCGAGTTCGGGTACGGGTTGGGGCGACTGTCGACCGGGTTCTGGGAGGCGGTGGTTGTTGTTGGTGTCCACTCCTGAACTGTGGGTGCGACGGGAGATTCAACCTGTGGTGTGGTGACGGCCGGCGGCGCCTCGGCCGCTGCAGGAATCTCCCATTCCCAGCCGTGACCTTGCTCGGAGAGACGCAGCGTTGTCGCGCCGACTGGCGCGATAATGGGGACGCTTGACCTCTGTTTCGTACCTGGCTCAAGGAATTTGTAGACGACGTTTGCGTCGACGTCACACCCGGTAGCGATATCGGGATCCTTCACCATGTAACCGTCCGCATCGACAACGCTCCAGTACTGCGTGAGCAACACGCCGTTGGCTTGGGCGTAGCTGAATTCAGGTGCAGTCTCAGCTTCGATATTGAAGCGGACGACCTCGTGGTTCGCCGGCAGTTCCAGAATGCCAGTTGAATATGCCGAGCATGATTCACCGCGAGTGATGGAGGTGATCGTGAATCGAACGTCGCACGTTTCTCTGCCGGCACCTTCAGCGCACCCTGCGGCCGCCTCTTCGCCGATCGCCTTCTTGCGAATAGGGCTGGCTTCGGTTGTCGGACTCGTGGATTGAACGGCCGAGTCTTGAGGCTGTTCGGATTCGGTAGAGACCGACGCTCCACATCCGGTAGTGAAGAAGCTCAGCGAGAGTGCCGCAGCGACGACGATCTTTGATCTCATTGATCTAGGAGACCAGACGCGCATTCGATTTGAGTAATGATTCGGCAAAGAGCGCTCCGAATCACATCCCAGCTACTCCGAGCGGAAACGGCTGGACCCGCACCGGGCTAGGCTGCGGACGTGTGGAGAGCAGTGTGGTGGACCTCAGGCGTGGCCGCGTTGGCTTTTGTTGCGTGGGTAGGGTCCTCGTGGTCTATGTCTGAGGTGTCTTTGTCGTGCGCGAAGACCGGCGAAAGTCAGTCTTCCTTTCGGTGTGATGACCGTATCGTCCATGCATTGGGGATGTGGCCGCTGTTCGGGTTGGGACTGTTGCTAACGGCACCGCCGATGGCGGCGGCATTGGCAGCTCGAATGTGCGTCTCCTGGTTAGCGGTCGCTGCGCTCGTTAGTCTGTCGATCATCGGGCTTGCGAACTGGTCCTCTTACTGGGGATTGCTCGCATTCGCCGCACCCTTGGCGATCCTCGGATTGCTTGCAGCCGTTTGGCAACAAGTCGGCCCACAACCAGGATCGCGGCACATCAAATCTGCTGCAGCAGCGTGACGGTGCCGAAGAAACCAGTTGCTTCGGTTAGGGCTTAGTCAGGCATGGTCTAGTCAAGTTCCGCGGGCGGATAGTCCCCGTAGACGCCACGATCATGACCCTGCAGATATGCGGTGTTTTGGTTTATTGCCCTGGCGAGCAGTTCTTTGCGTTGCTGCTTGGCGAGCTTGTGTCCTTCACGGTTGATGTCGATGAAGGTTTTCGCGAACGTCCCTATTAACACGATGGCGATTATTGTGGCGAAGACAAGCAGGATTGTGAGCCAGTTCGCGGCGATCGCAAGGAACACGTTCTTGATGAGGACGAGCGCGATGAGTGCGGCTACGAAACCGACGACAACCTTCATGATGCCCCTTTCATTTCGTGATGTATTCCGCGAAGTATTTGGTGTCTACGTCGCAGTCATATGGTTTGGTGCGTCGACCTTTGTCGCTACTGAGTTGCATGCTCCGATACATGGCGTCCGCGCGTTCTTTGGATGTCGCGTTTTCGTCCCCCAGGATGTCTAACGCTTCTTGCATCTCGAGGTATCCGGGTGTGAGTTCCGCGAACCCAGCGCATTGTTGTGCGCGGATTTCTTCGGCGCTGGGTCCTGCTGGTTCGGATGAACATCCGCTCGCAAGTAGTGCCACTCCAATGGCCGCGACCGCGGCGAAGGTCTTCTTCATGCCTGAATCAAACCAGACGGACCGGTCGTAACGGATATGTGTCGGACCCCTGCTTGAGTGCTAAACGCGCTTCGGTACGCAGTAAGGCTTCGGTACGCAGTAAGTACGCAGCGTGTTTGAAACCAGCCAATCGAGCCAAGCGTACAAAGACGAATCATGTTGAGCTACAACGGTTCGTAAATGTTCCCAATTTTGTCAATTCTGGCAAATGTCGAGAAGAGCAAACTTGAAATCCGTCAAGTGTCGGTTCGAGTCCGACTGGGGGCACCACGTAGATCCTCCTGCACATTGAATCGAAAAACCCCGCTCGTCCTCTTCGGACGGGCGGGGTTTTCCGTGGAGCAGTGACTGACCACCAAGTGGCTACTGAGCCCAGACGGTCGTCCCTGCAGGAGCATTCAGCGTGTTGACGAGATCGATGCCGGCTACGACAGCCGCGCCGCCGCCGCCGAGGATCGTTCCGGCGACACCGCCGATTCCGGCGCCTGTTGCGAGGCCACCCAGGCACAGTGCCGCGGCGACGGGGAGTCCGACGATGGTCAAGCCCAGCGGAGCGCCGACAGCGCAACCGATTCCGGCGCCGACGATGGTGCCGAGCAGGCTGCCGACCTGAGTGCCGAGTCCGAGTTGGCTCTGGAAGTGCGCAATCGCCCGATCATTCTCCTCGGGCGAGGCGACGGGCGTCCATTCCTTTGCCGCAGGCGCACTCTCGGGTCGAGGTGTTGCCTTCGCCGAATCGGTGATCGGTGTCAGCGTGAGGGTCTTACCGTCTTCACTGATCGTGCGATCGAAGGGGAACTGTAGATCCCCGAGGTTGTATGCGAGAGGCAGGGAAACAAGGTCGGCTCCCTTGCTGTCCTGCAAGACGACGGACTTGCCGTCGCCGGATACCTTGAACAGCCCGGCGTCGATGGTGGTGACGATCGACTTGTCGACGACCTTCGCTTCGTAATTCACGTCGGTCGACGGATCAGCTGATGCGATCCCTGTTGATGCTCCGACTGCAGCGACCGCTAGAGCAGTCACTGCCGCCTTCTTGAAGAAACCCAT